ATGAAGGCGAAGGGAATGTGTTTTGTTATAATCCTGTTCCTACCTGGTATTATCGCATATGTCATAATTCACAGCATGTTGTTCGTGGAAAGAATAAGAGTAAGAAGCAGGCTAATAACGCTATGAAAGCCAAAATGCTAGTTCATCACAAAGTAATTGCAAAAAAGAAAGGGATAAAATAATGACAGAGCTAGAACACATTAAGAAACATGGTGGCCATTACCATGACAAAGAAACTGGCATAGATTATTTTGAGGTTGGATCGATACAATTAGACCTGGACCAAAGAAGGTATAATCTTGATAGAAAGATAGAGCTGGCTGAACTTAATCTTCAGATACAACAAATTAATGTTCAGGCATTGAAATCTGAGATTTATGCACTTCTCGAAGAAAAAAGAAAATTAATCCACGAAGAATATGAGAACAGTATCACACCAGTATAGCATAGTAAAAAAGATAGTGCCAGGTAAAGGCGACACCATCACAGAATTAAACTTTCTAAAAGCATTAGCTGTTCATCACGATGTATTCTCTGCTATGGATACCAATGAGGCTGATGTATCGTTTATTCGTGCAAACGGAAGAGTGTTTAGTGAACAAAAAGGTATTCGTTGTTGGATGGCTAGTCCGTACCACGAAAGAGCCTTTGATCAGGCAGACTATATCTATACCTTTACTGATACCTGGACAAAGATGCTCCGGGAAGGAACTCTTAAGGGTGCTCTGAATCCTACTGGCAAGGCATGGGGTAGTAAGGTGATAACGGTGGCTCAGGTGGTTTCTCGTGAATTCAAATACGTCAACACCAGAGAGACAACTATCTATCCTTTCAATAAGACAAAGAGGCCAAATGGTCCGGTAATAGGAATCTTTGGAAGGCTGGCCAAGGCAACATATCCTCATATCATATTCCGCAATATGGCTTTTCTGAAAAGAAGGTTTCCGGGAATAACTTTTATCATTGGCTCTGCCGGGGATGCTTTGGATATAAAGATCCCTGAAGGAAAGGACAATGTTATCTTTCATCGATACAAATACACTGAGATGCCTCAGATATACAATGCTTGTGATGCTGTATTGGTAGCACAAAGAGGTTTTGAGTGGGAGTTTTGTGGATCATTAAAGACTCTGGAGCCAGCAGCCTGTGGCACCCCTGTTATCTGTGAGAAAGCAACTAAGTGTGTTGAGATGCTAGGAGAAAAATATCCTTTGTTTCTTCGCCCAGGATCACTATTGAACGCTGATCAGGCAGGAGCCGAAGACTTTGTTGCCCGGTTAGAACATGCCCTGGGATGGTACACTAAGCCAGTTAGAGAAAATTTGAGTAAATTTATCATTGATAAGTATGGATTGAAGGTAAGAGCTAATCAATTGAAGGTACAAATAGCAAAATTATAAACCCGTTTAAAGATCAAATTATTATGAATTTTGGAAAAGCATTTGAAGAAGTAAAAAAAGGCAAAGGAATAAGACTCCTAAGCTGGAAGAAAGATGTTGTAATTCGTACTCAATATCCTGACGAGCACAGTAAAATGACAGCTCCCTACTTATATGTTGAGAGTAGATTCGGTAAAGTTCCTTGGAAAGAGACAATGATTGAGCTATTCTCAGAAGATTGGGAGATTGTTGACTAATTCTTAATCTGGTGATTTCTGACCGGGTTTACACTTGGTCAGTTTTCGCCACTTTTATGCAACTAACAATGAAAAAACTAATTACATTATTACTAATCATTTGTTCACTGCAAGGCTTTGGGCAAGAAGATACAACTTACGCTCAATTCTGTGACAGCATGGGACCAGGATCTCCGAGTGATACTTGGAGGCTTTTAGATGGATCTAGTTATTGGTCTCTCGGTCCCCTTGAATATTTAGACTATCAATCTGTTTTAGTAGAAGACTCGAAGCTCTCGGTTGCCGGACAAAGATTAATCACGCTGAATGATTTGAGTGAATACGCTGATGAGTGTTATAAGGATAGCATCTTAATGGCTTACCGACTTATTAAAACAGAGGATGAATATGGGGCAAGTGGAACAATTATTTATACACGAAACAGTCCACATTATTCAGGCATGCAACACTGGCCTGATAAGTATATTCGCATAGAATATGTTAAAGAGCCAAAACAACCAACATTCACCGGATTTATCGAATGGTTAAAAGAGAAGGAGGAGAAATGAGACATATCGCATATTATATCGGCAAATTCTCTAAAAGGTTCAGGCGTTGGTACTCTAATAGATATAATGGGAGGTGGCCCTGGGGTATTTATCGCGCCATACAAGATTCTGATCAAGAATGTCATAGGGAAACTAAAGAAATGAGCAAAAAGGAACTAATGAATTTCTCCAATGAACCAACAAACAGTTAACAGGGCAATACAAGAAGCCTTTCAGCAAGTACAGCTTGAAATGGGTGGTCCATTAAAAATTCTTATTGTAACTATACCAGAAGACTTTGACTATGAAGCCTTTCTTAAAGAATGGACTGAGTGTATGTACTGTGGTGTTATGAGATCAAAGAGAAATCAAAAGAAACCAGTACAGCTAACACCAAAAATGGCTCTTAGGATGCAAGAAGGATGGAGAAAAATAATGGCTAAACTTATTGATTTATAATGACTCACTTCGTCTACGTATATTCAGCAATGACACCTATCTGGGAAGAGCTTAAGTTCTCCTGTATGTCAATCTTAAAGTATTACCAGGGGAAGTATAAGATATATATTGTTGGCGACAAGCCTCCGTTCAGGGGACCATACACATTTATCCCACACATAGCAATTCATCATAAGCTACATGCGAAAGCCTTTGACTCCGTTTCAAAGCTCAGATTAATTACTGAGAGATCAGATATCAATGATGAGTTTGTCTATATGTATGATGATCAGGTTTTCCTCAAGGATTTCTGGTATTCCTTCATTAATCAGCCTATTGCTCATGATGAGGTTATCGGAGATCCTGGGGAATACTTTGGTAAGAGTGGCCGTATTCCTTCGCCAAGATGGAAGAAGCTGTTCTATACTACGTTTAATGCGCTCAGGAGCCATGGTCTTCCAACCTGGAACTATGAGACACATGCACCAAAGATATTCAGGAAAAAAGAGATACTGGAGGTTATTGAGAAGTTTCGTCCTGACAGGGTTCCGATGCTGTTCAATTCTCTTTACACTAATTATGTATATGAGAAGCCTTATTGTACTCTGAAAGATAAGCCTGACTTTATAATCGGAATACATAATCCTCGGCCTATTGAGTGGCTGGATAAACATATCAAAGAACAACTATTACTCAACTTTGATGATGTTGGACTGAATAAGCATTTGAAGGTTGTTATTAAGGAGAAAGTTGGAAGAAATGTTAAAATACCGAGAAGATGAATAAAGAATTTGAAGACATGCGTGCCATGGTAGCTAATGAATCTAAAAAAAGAGCTGCTATCGAACAGGATCTTCTTAAGTGGCTGGCTAAAATGAGCTTCACCTGGTGGCAAAAGCTATTGATATGTGTAGCTGGAAGGAAGGTAGGTTACCGATGGCTGAAGGTATCACTGGTCAAAGAACAGCCTTACTCATCTCTAATAGGCACAGTAGGTATAAAAATTCTTAAATATACTTATCTGTTTTCATATACATTAGGAGAAACAGTGGAGAAAACTAAAACTTTAATCAGGAAACAATATGATACTAGTAAAAATCCGTCACAGCCACAGCGTCATTATTCACCATAATAATAAGAAAAATCCTCCCAGGGAAAATTTCAGAAAACCCAGGAGGATCAATCCAACCAAAAAAAATATCATCATGAGATTCAAATATACAAAATCATGAGCAGAATCAAAGAGGGTGACAAGAGAATTATAACCAAGACAGGTGAGAAAATTGAGATCCTGTTTGTGGGCAACGTGTTTCTTCGTGCAGAGTTCCCGGATGGCAACAAGAGAATATTCAGGATAAATGAAATTAAGAATGTATCTAAACCAAAGTAATAAATATGAAATTCAAAATAGTTAGTATTATCGGAACAAGACCACAGCTTATCAAAGTAGCAGAGATGGATAAGGTTATCCAGGATCATCCAAACTTCATTCACTTCATTATTCACACCGGCCAGCATTATGATGACGAGATGAGCCTTAACTTCTTTGGAGAGCTGAGTATTCCAGAGCCACATGCCTTTCTGAACGTCAACCAGGGGACACATGGCCAGAACACAGGAGCTATGATCCCACAGATAGAAGAATTATTGGATTCTCTTAACCCAGACATTGTTTTGGTATATGGAGATTGTGATTCTACTCTGGCCGGAACTCTGGCAGCAAAGAAGATGGATATTCCAGTGGGTCACATTGAGGCAGGGGTCAGATCTTTTGACATGAAGATGCCAGAAGAGATCAATAGAGTGATGGTAGACTCAGTATCGGACCTTTTACTCTGTCCAACTAAGAATGCTTGCGATATTCTTGACAACGTAGGCGTTACCCCACGAATATTCAACTGTGGGGACCTTATGTACGATAGTTTTAAGCGATACGAAGGGGAAAGAGACTATCTGCCAGCAAACATCTTGGGAGAAGATTACTACTTTGTAACCGTTCACAGGAAGGAGAACACTGATAATCCAGATAATTTAATCAATATCATTCAGGCTTTTTCTGATATCAATGAAAGGATCTACTTCCCGGTTCATCCAAGAACAAGGCAAATGCTTACTAAGTATAAATTACCGATACCAGGGAATATAACCATACTTAACCCAACTCCCTACCTGGAAACTCTTTCTTGGATGAAACACGCAAAGTGTGTCCTCACAGACTCAGGAGGAATGCAAAAGGAAGCGTTCTGGCTCAAAACTCCTTGTGTGACTATGAGAAATAGTACCGAGTGGCCAGAGACTCTTAAAGACAACTGGAACATCCTCACAGGAGCAGACCGGGAGAGAATCTTGTTGGCAGTTAAGACTCATGAGAAGATGACACGTAAAAATCCCCCAGGATTCATATACGGATCAGGGGCAGCAGGAACCAAGATCCTGAACGTCATAAATCAATTCCTGAAAGCCAGGTAAACCAGAAAAACCACGTAAAATGGTTTTTCTACAATCTTCTACATCCCTGGTCAACGTAGAAACACAGAGGATTTGCTTTTTCAAAAGAACCACAAAAACCGCAAAAAGTGGTTTTTTAGACCAAACTAAACCCATCTAAGAGTTTAGTTGAACACTGGAACCTTAGTCTAACTAGCAAACCGCATGCACCACCAGATAATGGTTTTCGTGGTTTTTAGCATATATTTGGATATTACTGTATAATACAATACCTTTACAGCATTAAGTATTGTTCTTTTTATATTATGTTACACTAAATCAAAGCATCATGAAGTTCAAAGAAAGATTTGTTTACATTAAGTTCTGCGTGACGGATGGCACAGGCTATCGGAGAGTCACATTTCACAAGTTTCGCAACATGGGAGAAGTTCGTACCTGGGCTCTTGAACAGAGCTGGAGTATTGAGGGGGATTACGAATGGCGCAGGTGTACTCATAACGAATATACACATGGTGGAATGAATAGTCCTATCGATATCGGCTCTATGGCTTTTTTAAGGGGTGTTGGAACTTTATTGGTATAATTATGAAAACACAAATTATAATCGTATCAAAAAGAAAAGACAAAAATCAAGGAGGTGTATTTGTAAAGTACTTTATTCACTATCACAGTGCAACTTCAGAAACCAAAGAAGCTTACTTTGGAACTGATGCTGAATTGCAATATTGGCTTTCTGAATTTGAAATAATCTAAACATGAAACATCTCAAAGCATTTCTATTCATGGCTATCCTGTTTGTTTTAGTGATAGCGTTTGTTACTCTGATCAATTTAATATGAAACATGGATCTTTATTCTCAGGTATTGGAGGCGCTGAATTAGCGGCCGAATGGGCTGGGTGGGATAATGTGTTTCATTGTGAGATTAATCCGTTTGGGAGAAAAGTTTTAGATTATTATTGGCCTAATGCAATTTCATATAGTGATATTCATAACGTAACGGTTGACAACTATGGCAATCTTTTGTATCTTTGTGAAAATGGAGATATAAAAATGGGAGCAAAAAAATTATCAAAGTATGACAATGCTATTCAATTATATGAATCAGGGATGTCAATCGGAGAATGTGCTGAGTTTTATGAAATAAGCCGTCAAGCTATGCACAAAATACTAATCAGGCGTAATTGTGAATTTAGATCACAGAAAAAGCACGGCAAAGAGAATCATTTTTATCGTGGATCTATGCCTGATAATTCAAAAAAAATAAGAGTACAGCATTTAACGGATAAAGCCATAAAGAAAGGTGTTTTAATACAGCCGGTAAAGTGCAGTATTTGTGATGGAATCCAAGAGTTTAAAGACGGTAGGAATGGAATACAGGCTCATCATTCAGATTACGATAAACCATTAGATGTTATTTGGATGTGCCAAAAATGTCATCATAAATGGCATAGTAAAAATAAAGCTATTAATCAATATGACACAGAAAAAGAAAAGGAACCCACCGGAGCAATTGATGTGCTTTCCGGTGGGTTCCCATGATCATGTCAACCCTTCTCAGTTGCAGGAAAAAGAAAAGGTACAGAAGATGATCGAAACCTCTGGCCTGAAATGCTTAGAGTCATTCAAGAGGTTCAGCCGAGCTGGATCGTTGGCGAAAACGTTTATGGGCTTGTTAATTGGTCAGGGGGGCTGGTATTCGACCAAGTGCAAGCTGACTTGGAATCTGAAGGGTACGAAGTCTGGTCGGTTATACTTCCAGCTTGTGCCGTCAATGCACCACATAGAAGAGATAGGGTCTGGATTATTGCTCACTCCAAGGAGTCCAGGGAGTTTAACGGAACAAATATTTCACGGATTACTGCCGACCCCAACAGCTCAGGATTCAAAGATAGACAATGTATGCGACCAGATGTACCGGGAGGCTGTAGAGAAGAAAGAGACACCACCTTCAACTTCTCAGAGACTCCGATCAGTAGCGAAGATGCTGCCAACACCAAGAGCAGCCGAATGGAAGGGTACCGGCCCGATAGGGAGCAAGAGCCATCAGCATCGATTGGATCGGGACTATCTGGATGCCACTATGCAAGAAATGACTGGTCAGAGTGGCCAACTCAATCCCCTATTTGTGGGAGAAATGATGGGATTTCCTCCCGATTGGACGGAATTACCTTTCCTAAATTCAGAAACGAAAGTATAAAGGCATACGGTAATGCCTGGGTGCCACAAGTAGCATATGAGATATTTAAAGTGATTGAACAAATTGAATCTACATAGCCTATCTTGGAGATATGCCAGGTTCGATTCCTGGTGTAGGCTCAACTTATTATTATGAATGATATTAAAATAAATTACAGCTTATCCTTGCTTAAGGAATATGAAGAACAAGCACTTGGTATGCAGGAGTATGGTTATCATCTTGCATTTTCAGGCGGGAAAGACAGTCAGGTAATTTATGAGCTTGCTAAAATGTCGGGAGTTAAGTTTAAGGCGTTTTTTAATAAGACATCAATTGATCCACCGGAAATACTTGATTTCATTCATCAAAATTATCCAGACGTAATACAGATAAAACCAAACATGACAATGTATCAGCTTATCTTGAAAAAAGGAATGTTACCACTCAGGCAGGCTCGATTTTGTTGTGCTGAATTAAAAGAAACAAGCGGTACTAATTCTATTGTCGTTACGGGAATAACTAACCAAGAAAGCGGTAAACGAGAAAAACGTCTTGAGTTTGAAAAGGATTGGATAGATAAGAAAAACAAATATTTTTTACATATTATTAAGAACTGGAGGGTTGACGAAGTTTTTGAGTTCCTAAAAAGCAGAGGTGTTAAATGGAGTGAATTATATGAAACCCAAACAAGGATAGGTTGTGTTGGTTGTCCTATGAGTCCTAAATCCATGCGTAAGGATTTCAGGGAAAGACCAAACTTCAAAAAGGCATACACAAATACAGTTCGTAAACTAATGACAGAGCAAGGAAAGTATCCAGAATTTGAATCAGCTGAAGATGTCATTGAGTGGTGGTGTAGTGGGTTTTCGAGAAAGGTGTATTTCGCAAATAAGACTCAATATAAAATAAATATGTTTAATTAACACTCAAAGCAAATGACTAACTTAAATTACATTGCATTTTTGCAATACCTTAACTTTGATCATCTTGAATGTGAGTGTCCTTATCCTTATATTATGCAAAGGATGAGAGATGCTTACAGGGATGATTATGAGAGCTTCGTGGCACAGTTTGATTTCGTTGCTATGGAGCTGCCTTTGGATCCTATGGAATACTCTAATGAGGATTGGATCGCTATTGGAGATGTTCTGGAAGAGATACTGACTGAGATACACTCTTATTCCGGAGGGTGTGATTATGAAGAAGAATGTTTTCAACAAGAAATGTGGAGGTAAATTATGAAAGTATTACTACTTATTGGAATTGTATGTGTCCTGGTTGCTGTTATTCTTATAGCCGGGGTGCTGATTGGAATTAGCACTATGTCCAGGGAGAAATGGAATAAATGGATGGAACTTAATGAAAGGGATATTAATGACTAAAAATAATCTCCCTGATGACCTGAGAGATAATCTTAAAGAATACTGGAGGCTACTAATCCTGGTTATTGCTGTATGGATAGCTGTTGCTTCATTAATATGGGGGTTAGCGTCATGAATAGGAACGAAATAATGTTTTACGCCTGGCTGAATGAGATAATTGACAGGAGGCTGAAGATTATTACTGAAGGAGCCAAAGAGATTGAGGTGTTCTATGGGAATTACCCTGGTAACTGTCTTAATTATCGGATATGGGCTCCTGGTCCTGTTATTCATTTGTTTATTACCAGGGCTGATGGAAGTGAGTTTGAATATAAAAGAAGAAAGGAAGAAATATGAGCACAAAGAAAGCCTATACATTTAAGTTTGATATGCTGATTCTTGAGGCAACAAGAACATTAGGCAAGAAGGATGGCAGAAGCCTGACCAATTATATCGAACAAGTGCTAAAGGCTAATATAATCGAATCCAGGAAGTCAAAGAAAAAGTGATGTTCTGATACTGCTTGATAAGAGATAGCCCAAAAAAGAAGTCCTGAGATGTATTTTCAGGACTTTTTCTTTGTTTGGTTTACCAGGTTACCGATAATATTCTTAATCCTGTCATTTTCATCAGGGTAACTTTGTAGCCTTTTTTTCTTAGGTCCGTAATGGAATTCTTTACATCCTCAGGCAAGACAGCTACTTTATAAGAGCTCTTTCCTTCTTTTTTCAGGATCCTTATCTGGTCATAGACCTTTTCTAAGAATGGTTTGTCTTTCATTGGAGTTCTTTTAGTGATTTTATTCTTTAGTTCCCCGTCCGTTATATCTTTCGCCTTTATAAATAACAAATGCGCTTGGATCGACATAAACGCCCCCTTTTTCACATAACTTACCATTGACAGTTATTGTCCTTGCTCCTGATATATGTACATTATATGCAGCTAAATAGGCATGAATAGCAGTTGCTACCTCTTCTCCTGTTAAATCTATTTGCACACCTGGCCCGTATTCAGTACGTCCTTTTCCAAAATATATTTCCATTATTCTATTTCTTTTAGAAGTTCTGTTAAATTCTAAGTAAGTAATTTTCCTGCGTTTACTGCTTCTAATATTGTATCATAGCATCCAATAACTGATTCCTCACCACCTCCTGTTGGTATTTCAAATAAGGTTATTATTGACCCTTCAATTTCTATATACCAACCATCTTCTATATAATCAGCTTTCTGTATTATTATTTTATTTTCCTTTATGTAAGCAATCAATCTTCCTTCCACCACTTTCTTGAATTGGGATAGCTTGTGAGAGGCGTAATGTTTTGCAAAATCAAACATCTCCGATTTATCAAACTGGCTTGCTGTGGCTCTATCCCAATCAGGATTTCCCCATTCTTTTGATTCGTAATATTTTTTTGCGTTCATTTTAGTCTGGTTACGGTTTTCATAAATTGTTCATCTTTTAGGATTTCGTGTGTAGAATCCAAATAATTAATAAGTTCAAATACCAACGGCTCCGTTAAGCTCATGCCATATTTATTATTAATTACTTGTCCAAGTCTTACAATTATATTAGCTCTTGTTTTAGCTGATATTTCATTCATTCTGAATACATCAATTATCTCTTTCATTTCAACTTGGTTTTAAGTTCTTCGAGTGCTTCGATTATTAATTCTCTCGGCATGTCCTCAATCCTCATTTGCTCATAATCAATATTTGTTTCTCTAATCATCTTGTCTATCTCCTTAATAGGATCAATAAGTGAGTCAATATATCTATCAAGTGCCTGAATATAACTCCACATTTCAGGATTATTAATATACGCTTTATGAGCGTCTGTTAATGTACCCTTTGTGAAATAATCGGTAATCTCAGGTCTTTCCTCCTTTACTGGCTCTGGTGGAGAAGGCGATTGTCCTTGTTTTACTGCTTTTTTAAAACCATTTTCTAAAGTTCCATATCCTGAAGATTTATTTGGTTTGGCATAATCTGGTACGTGTGGTAATTTGTTTTCTTTATTCATTGTTAAAAATTCAAGGTTATAGTAATTTTACCCTTTTCTGAAACATTAAGCCTATGTTTTATTTTCATAAATATCATATACTGCAAGACTTCTAATTGTTCAAAGTAATCAAGTTCCTTAATTTTCTCTTTCATTGTTACTGTTGTTTGTTAGATAAATTCTTTTCTGCATTTATCATTGTCGCACATATAAACCTGAGTACCATTCCCAAATCTATCAGGATTATGAACAAATGTTTGCCATAACTTTCCAGTGGCACAACTTGGACAAGATGGGTGTAACGATCTCCATAAATCAAACATCCATTTTCTAATTTTAAAATATTTTCGCTTTTTCATTTCGTTTCTCCTTTCTAGATTGAACTATTTCTCTGTAACACATGGAGTTGAATATACAGCCATGGCAAGTATTAAACGGGCAATCCTCTGATTTTTTTTCTACCTCTTTCTTTTTCATTTCCTTTTACTTTACTGACTAAATATTTAAAACAGACCGTAAGCGGTTTTAAATTTATACTACAATTCTATCAACTGTTTTCCCCGTTTCATTCATAATATAACCAACAACCCCAGGAAACAAAACCATTGTTTTATAGTCATCTTTGTCGTTAAGATAAAGGACACTAACGAGAGTGTCACATTCATCTACTGGATTAAAGAAGAAAATCTCATCAGGATCAATAACCCTCTTTAGAAAGTCTTCATGCTTTTCCTTCTCGTTACGGAAATGTTTACGGACAGTAATGTTATCAGCAAGTCCATAAAACTCCCTTACTAATTTTTCATCCTTCCATTCTACGATCTTCAATGTATACATGTCTAATTTCTCCTATATGCTTACGGTCTGTTTATTTTTTTACCAAATATGTTTCGTACGATAAACTCAATGGTCTTCACAGTCCTTATCAGTACAAAAGCTAACTATATCACAGTCTTTTTTCTTACCACCATCCGTCCCTCCAAACAGTATTTTAAAATCTTTTGGGTGATAATCTACTATAACCTCAATACTTGCATCTAAATTATAGTCTAGTAATTTTACGATTAGTTCTTTTACTTTCATCTTAATTCCTCCTTGTTAGATTAACGTGATTAATAACAATGGTGAGTTGTTCCTGGAACCCTGGAATTTCGTAATCTTCATCGTCTTTATGAATGTCGTGAAATACGTTTTTAATATATTCCTAAAAATCTTCTCCTGTCAAACCTTCATCCTCAGGATCGATAGGTTTTTTGTCTGTTCTTGTAAGGATATATTTTTGAAACAATCCTTTTTTGTTTATTTGCTCTTTCATTGTTTATTCCTCCTTGGATTGATTAATTGCATAAGCTGATTGATTTATAAATTCATTATGGTGGTCGTGATATAACTGAGCCATCTCGTCTGATAACGCTAATTTGTCCATCTGCCAAATCTCAGCCTGTGACACCTCGCTCAAATTCACCCATGATTTTTGTGCTTCATGCCAATATGCTATCATAGGCTTACCATATCTCATTGCAATCCAATATGGACGATTAGCCCCATCTATAAACACAAATCCTTTTTCATCTTACTTACTCTCCTTTCTGGTTAAATTGATATTTTTTTCTAAGTCTTCTATGTTCTATTTTGTGGCACTCATCACAAACTAATGTAAGATTATCAAAATCGTCTTCACCACCGTATTCGAGAGGTATTACATGGTGACTAATCCCACTAAATAGAGGTACATGAACACCTCCTTTTGTGATTATAACAAACATTACCCCACAATGTGTACAGGCAAACCCAAATCTTTTATGAACTTCTCTACGGACAGAGGAAATTCCAAGTGAATAAATCGTTGCATCTCCATGACAAGATGTTTTTCCACAATAAGCTCTTTTGCCTTTCGGCAGCGGTTCACCACATGATTGACAAATACGTTTTTTTATAGCTTCGTCTTTACTGTCATAATACCAATCAGGATAGCGATATGTTTTTCCATTCTTAATTTTGTTAATAGAAAATTCACGAATATAAACGGGCCGATTTCTCATCCACTTATCAATCATTTTTTCTGATAATAGTTTATCCGCCATCTTACTTACTTTACTGGTGGTTAAATTTTAAGATTAGGTAATTTACTTCTTCTTCCAAGTACGTAATGCTTTAAATCTCCGATTAACATTCTTGTAGATATTTCAGAAGCATACGGCTTTATGTTATCATATTTTTCGAGTGGCGGGTTAAAATCAATAACTTTATCTAAATTATGACAAATTTCGTCAAATCTTTCAGGGATAAATTCATCCCAAAATTCAGAATAGTATTTTGTTAGCTTTTTATGTAAATCCACTCTCATTTGATCTAATGAATACATTCCCGGCATCTTAGCCATATTGTTAATGAGTTTTAAATATTCAAACCAAGTGCTTTCCATTTTCTTTTATTTTACTGGTGGTTGGGGGAGAATGATTGGATACCAATGAGTATACCAGTTTTTTATTTTATAAAGCAAATCATGTTTTTCATTATACTCTCGAAAATATTCTTTAATACCATCTTTACGTAATCCCCATATTTCCAAGAAACATATATCATCTATAAATTTACCCCCATCTCTGGGTTTTGGATTTACATCAACTTCAGGCAAACGATCTTCTACTGAAATCCATCTATCCTGTTCTGGAATAGATTGGGATTGAAGCATTTTTATTCTACGCCCTAACTTGAATACCCATAAATTACAGGCAACAATATCCCTTGCTTTTAAATCAACTTCTAGGCTTGTAATCAAAGAGTTCATATCATCATAAATATCATCAAACTCTGGATCGTCAATTCCCTCTGTCAATTGAGAAGGTTCGGATAAAAGTGCTTTCCTAAATAACTTAACAACATCCAAAATGTAATTTACATTGTCGTTTTCATTACTAAACTCAACCCTAATTTCGTTGTTTCCTTCAAGTGTTTTTTTAAGGACTTGGCACAAATAATTTATATCGGTTCTCATAGCTTTTTACATTTTAGTCCAGTTTGAAAAATCTAAACAAGTATAGCATGATGACGATTCATTAAACGCATTACATATGTGAACACAAGTATTACAATTATTTTGCTTTGGAGTAGAATATTGAGCGGGCCTATTGCGATGCCATTCAGCACCTTTGATAAAATATTCTTTTGCAATTTTTTCGTATTTGAGATCATTCCAATCACCTTGGCATTCATCGGTAGCAACTTGCTCTATTTCCTCATCACTAATTCTATCCAACTGCTTTGGTCGGGTGTTCCATGAGTCACCAAGTTTAAACTCACCAACTTGAAGCACACGGAATATTGCACCATCCTGCCATAGTCCTTTAATGTCTTTAGCGCAGGCTTCATCTATGTATCCTATCGCAGTGGCCATTATTATCTTGCCATTTTTTATTGATACAAGACACGGTTTTAATTCTTGTTTTTCCATAATTAATGTTTTCTATTTCTTGGCATTAGTAATCGTACACAATTATCTGTTTCCTGTATTCCTTGTATGAAGGATATAAATTCAGTTTCATTTTTCGTAATATCAAAATCGTAATAAAATTCAAATCTACCAGGAATAACATATTGGTTGTAGACTTTGTAAGGGATATCTGATCCATTTTTTTTCACTATAAACCAGAAGTCTCCTCCATTACCATCCACTGTCACCTTTATTTTGTGGTATTGGATAAGGTAAGAGATCGTCATGTGGGCCTGTATTGGATTGTTTTTCATATCATCTACCCCTTCTCTGAGGGATTGTGCCATAGAGTCCATGTTAATCGCTAAAAAGCCCTCTAGATGGATTTCAAGACATGTGTCAGTTACTCGATTTTCTATTCGTCTTTTTGAACGAAACTCTGACTCAATAGAATCTTTATGCCAGTGGATAACCACAACACTATCCATGGGTTTTATAATACTTAGAGCTTCCGTAGCAGAAAGTTTGTTGCGGGTAAATACTTCAGCCAGAATGAAGGGTCTCTGGCAGGTAGCTTTCACCGCTACCAAGAGGAGGATGAATAAAAGTAATTTTTTCATTTTAATAGTCTTTTAAGGTTTGATTTTTGATTAACAATAGTAAATGTTTCCAGACACTCAATGAGTTTAAGTATCTTTTCTTTGCTTGGTTCCGGCAGTTTATTGTTGCCCGAATCAGCACCGATAAATACAGCACTTGGTCTAATTATTTCCATAAAAACTACGAGCCTGTCAATATTAAATTCCATTATCGGCTCAATCGTTACATATCGGTCAATATGGTGAAATTTACTCATAGCATAAACCCTTTGGTGTGTTTTCGGGGTATTTCCCATGAATTCTGGGTACCAATGATTTGTTTCAACCGTAGTACAAACCACGCTGTTTTCTGGCAGGAAATTAACCATATTCACCATTCTCTCAGGATTCTTTGACTGAAAGAGATACTTGTTATCCGGGTATTTTTTGCAGTGGTTAAGAATATCTATAATGTAATCTAATGGAATATCTTCAGCGAATAGGTCATGTTGTGCGCAAACAAAGATAAAATTATCCTTACCTAAATTAGTTAGCAGTTCCTTTTCGGCCAGTCTTACTTTCCCTGAATATTTTTCAATCAGGACAGGATAATAGAATTTATTGGAACTACAATATTTACAGGCATGTTTACAGACCCCAGCTAACGGGTTCCAAGTATTTGTAATCCAGTTTTGGTACATATTACCACCTGTTTTGACTTTATTTAACCCCATAATGTTCTATCTAAATGATTCTCCTGTTAAATTTACATAGTTGAAAATATACTTGTAGCGATCAACCATCCTACCAACACCATCCTTGTATTCATACCGCTTATAGAATTCTGGCAGGCTTAGATTCATTGTACCGAAAGTAAACAGCCTCTTTTCAAATCGCTCATAAATAATGTTCCGGATAATTTCATCACCCTTACTTGTTGTTTGTTCGAGTCCAATGTCGTTAATCCCCAGGTATCGGTAATTTTGCACCATATAAGCTATTGAATAACCATCTACCGGGTCAACATAGAATTGTTGCTTTATGTACGGGGCGGTGTGTAAAGTCAGCTCCTTACCCCATAAATCCATAATACAACGCCTCATCATTTCCAGGATAATAGTCTTTCCGGTTCCTACCTGGCCTGAAAATAATATCCCTTTTCGGTAATCCAGATTTCCACTCTGTTTGGCTAAGTAAAATTTTAAGTCAGATAATACAGTCTTATTCTCATCAGTCACAATAAACTTAGTCTTATCGTTTGCCGGATCTTCGATGACAAGCGAGTGAAGATGAAACAACATATTAAACCTAACCTCTTCGAGCCTCTTCTTGCTCGGCTTTGAGTTGGGCGATTGCTTCTTCTGGTGTGACTGTGTAGTCTCGAACTGTGGTTTTAACCTGCTCATCATTACTTTTATCGTGTCCATAATTATTGTTTTTCCAACGTTCTAATCTTTTTTTAGTATCCCAAGTGGTTTCTTTTTCCTGACGGAATTTTCTTGCTTTATCACTATACTCAGTCCAGTAATCTATAAACTTTCTAACCCCTTGACCAGAAAGAATCTTAAATTCATTATTGATTAAAAGAGTTTGGTTTTCAAACTCTGTTTTTCTTTCTATTATATCTTTCTTTATTTCCTTATTCTCTTTATTCTCTTTATTGTTTGTCGCCTTTTGCAGACTTTCTGCGGACTTTTTGAGGTCTTTTTGCAGACTTTCTACGGTCTTTCTATGGTCTTTTTTTAATTTCTCAATATCTTCAAAGTCTTGATAATCAATAAAGTTTACTAATTTTATACTGGTCTTTTTTGAGTCACTTTTATAAACCAACATTGAATCTTTTTCGAGAACTTTTATAAATTTTATTAATTTACTCTTTGACCAACCCCATCGTGACATTAACTTTTTCTGGCTAGTTATCACCTCACCTCGTTTACAATTAATTAAATCCTCTCCAATAAAAACATTTTGATCTTTGTGATTAACCATCATGATTAAATCTATCCACGCCTCATATTTCGTAAATGGTCTACCGGCAGGGTAAATCCAATGGGTTTTAATTGATCTATAAATACCAACCCAACCATATTTGTAATTATCTTTCATGATGGTGGGTATAAAAAAAACGAACCGAGTCCAAGGTAGCCGCCCCTTTCCCGATCCGTTCTATAAGTGAATCGTTGTAAAAATATTCAATATGTATAATGTCGGCTACCATTATGATTCAAAGATACATTTTTTTAACTAATTCTTAAATTTTTTATATAAACTTTTCTATAAAAGTGTGTTTTCACGTATTTATAACTACTTATCTTACAACTACTTTCATAAAGTTGGGAATTCACGACTTTATAAAACATTGATTATTAGTAATATACATTTTTTCATAATTACTTATCCAAAGCCTTTTGAATCCCTATCCTAATAGCTTGGTTATTGTCTTTTAGTGCACCACTAAGGAGAGCAATGTTTTCATGAATCTTATCACGTAGCTTAAGTTGACTCTCTGTGGCATTTTCCCAATCATCCTCCTCAGCCTTGACGCCACACGCTAATCTAATAATATTAGCCAACTTCTTGATACTCTTTGGAAAGGTAGATTTATTAGAGCAATTAAGATATAGCGCACCTGTCATAATCTTATAGGAATCACCAGAATTATTCCTGGCCTTTAATAATTCATCATAAAGCCAACCATATACCTCAATCTTTAATTTTGGAGAAATACTTAGTGCTAGATCAATAAACAAATAAGGATGGATCCATGTACCCCCATTATTCCCTCTGGTTGTAACCATAACCTCACCAAACTGCTCCTTCATTTCTTTGATGAATTCCTTAGTGCTTTTACTTACCTTCCATGAATTTAATGAAAACGACTTAAGTTTATTAACAAGCCTCCAGTTATTACCATGAAGAATAAGGTCGTTTGCTGAAAGAAATCCCGTCTTTGATTTTTGCCTTATATGTCCATCAAACAATTTTCTCACCATCACCACTTCTGTTTTCATAATTCAAATGTATTGGATTAGTGCAAATATATAATATAATCAATCAATTATAAAAGATTATTCAATTATTTCGTTGTATTTGGTAAAGATATTTATTAACAAAGGCATATTTACCTTACCTTATCCCCCGGCCTTGCAATCTTCAAAGCAGTAGTTGGCCGGGAAACGGTTTTGTTTCCTGTCTCGTTATATTGAATAAGGTGTTCTTCACCTTTCCAAAAGGATGCTTTAATCATAGAATGGTAGCTTTCCGGCTTACCTTTAATTATAAAATATTTTCCATGTTGCAGCTCCAGGTTAAATACTACGCTATCTGCGAACTTTGTGGCAGCATCCTCAATCTCATCTAAAGACAGGGGCATCCGGGTTCCATCTTTTCTGAGCTCAACAAAAGTTTTAAGCTCATCCCTGGTGCAAAACTCATAGAGCTTTATTAACTGGTCCTCTGAGAGCTTTTTTAGTGCTCTCTTATCCCACTCCCACTTTTTATTTGGGGCTCCTGTGATGCTTCCTAAGTCTTTTACAGCCGGGTGGCCGATCAACTTTAACTCAGGGCATGTTCCCCGGACCAGTGTCACAAGGGCTTTTTTACTGATGATTACTTTTTTCATATCAATATTGTTTAGTTTTTTTCTCCTCTATTTCTGCTAGGATAGCTACTATTAGTAGTATAACACAGACCACTTTTTTCATAATGCTTTTTATTATTTGTCCAGCACATCAGCACCGAATAGTTTATCTAATCCTCTTTCTTTGACAATATCATTTCTAGTACCCTTTACCCTGTGGAATAACTTGTGACATGGCTCTGAACCATCGGATCTGGTGGTGCAAATATGATATAGATTCACCATATTATGAAGGTTTGGATGATTAGGCTTCTCTGATCGGTAGACTAAATGATGAGTCTCAAAGGTCACTCCTATTGAAGCACCACAATACTCACAATATAAGTGCCCTTTGTCTCCTATAAGGATCTCCCTTAACCTAATTTTATTTATCAATAATTCCTGCTCAAGTTTTTTGTGCCTGGCAGATATCTTCCTTATTCCCTGACTACCTACAACAACCTTAGTTTTTTTAAATCTCTTGTAATAACAGGCCATTGAGCACACATTCTGTAATCGTTTAAGAGGAATAAACTTCTTTCCGCACTGAGCGCAAACCCTTTCTTTAGGCACAACCTTCTTTCCTCCATTTTTCGGAGCACACCCGTATGAGCAATACTTTTGTAGAGAATTCCTTTGAGAAAACTTCTTTCCACAGGTCTTACACTTCTTGGGTTTACGCTCCTTTTGTTTCATTTATTTTTGAATTCTGGATCTTGTTGTATCATCTCATAAGCGATCACACTAGCAAATGCCTTGTATACTGCCTGAAGTATGCTGTTATGTGTGTGTGGGTAGTTTTTTATTCCAGAGTAATCCCCGTAGGTAACCATAATATCCTTGATAAAATACTCCTTACCATTCAGATTAAACTTTAGGTGGTACACTTTGTCATTTTTCATACCAGCATTGATTTTCTCCTGCCACATTATAATACAGGCTTTCATAACATTATTATCAACACTGATCACTTCCAAAACACGCTTTTCAGCCTCTTTCTCAAGCTCTCTCAGGAGTTTAACGCTCTCATCAGTAGGAGCCTTATGTTCGTTTATAGTAACATTTTTCGCATAAGGAACATTCTCATGCCTGTGAATATGTGTATCGAATAATCCCATAATTATTTTGTGTTAGTTTTCCAAAGCTCAATAAACTTCTCCCTAGCAACAGGGCATAAGGCTTTCCTGTTAGAATAACTCCTGTCCTCATAAAAAAAAACAGTGCCTCCTCCTGTAAAATAAACAGTGTACCTCAACCAAGCAGTATCTCCCCCGACTGGTCCTACACGTTCTACCTTGCTGAAATCAATTGTTTCTTGTCCTACATCTACTATCATAACTACTCAGTCTTAAAATTCTTAATACTTTCAAGAAACTTCTGTGATCTAATGTGCAGTTCTACCCTGCTTTGCATGTGGAAAGCAATAAGATCCTCAAAACTTTGGATCATATCTCTGGTCATATCTTCGTGGAAAAGATTCTTATCAAAAATCATATCCACCATTACTTTGGCATCAGCCTTAAAAATTTTATCATCCATAATTATCTTATTTAATGCGGTTTACGCTCCTTTGAATTCATTTATTCTTCTCTAATCTCAAGTACCATTCCATCTAACTCATCATTAATCCAAACCTCACTAGGGATCCCGTTTAGATAAGCAGATTCAACCTCTCTATTATTAGCATCTTCAATAGCCTCTTCTAGTGTATCAGCCTCAACTGTTGTATGAACACTAACTGTTACATTGCCAACTAACTTGAATAATCCCATAACTACCTTAATTTAGAAACAAACTCAATCGCTGCTCTGGCATCCTCAATACCCCAACCTTCTCCGGCTAGGATCTTCTTATAGCTCTCTGTATGGAGATCAGTAAAGCCGGAATTAATATCCAGCTCATTCATCCCTACTGTGATTTTACGGTATGACCTGCCGCCACCTGGGATGTTTTTAGGGTCAATAGAGAGAATATATCTAACATAACTACCACCCTCAAAACCTAAGCCACCCTCTATCATAGACTTTGTTTGCTTAAATACCGCATTCCTTACAATAGGACCAAATACGTAAATGAGCATATCGAACAGGTGTATTGCGATATTAGTGGCAATACCACCAGACTTTTCGACATCTCCTTTCCAACTATATTTATACCAACTACCCCTGGCAGTGTAGTATTCAAGATTAATGTCATAATGAGTAGAAATATTATCCATCGTCTTCTTGAGTTTGATTATCTCCGGATGAAGACGCATTTGGAGAATGACATTTACTTTCTTTCCTGTTGACTGTTCTAATTCCTGAATTCCGTCCAGGTTTCGGGTATTCAACACAAGAGGCTTCTCGCAAATGACACTAAGCCCAGAACGTAACCCATAGCGTATATGGGCATCATGTAAATAATTGGGTGAACATATCACCAGGTAGTCAATAGTTCCTCTGAGCTTATATAGCTCCCTGTCCATGCGCTCAAATTCCCGGAAGTATTTGGCCTCTGGAAAGTAAGAATCTATTATTCCTACTGAGTCACTTGGGTCGTGGAAGCAAACAAGTTCTCCACCTGTATCTTTGATGGCTTTAAGGTGTTTTGGACTCACATACCCTGCGGTACCGAACATTGCATAGCGTTTCATTCTGGTCTTTTTAAAATATTTAATCTATTAAATTCTAAATTATTGTCAAGTATATATTGGTCTTTTGCTAATGCAGCCTCGTATTCAGTCATAAACATTCCAATGAACACAGATTTACCATTAACACGAAAAGCCGCCTTCCATCTTTTCTTTCTCTTTGTTTTAGGCTTTATCACCGATACATGACAGATACCAACGTATTTAGAAGAAGAGCCTCTCATTGATCTCTTATTGCACTGATTTTGCGAAGGAGTACAAGGACGTAAATTGCTTCTCTGATTATTTAATCCATCACCATCTATGTGATCAGTATGTAGCCCTATAACGTCATCTCCTAAAATTTGGCGGTGCATATGAATTGAATGAGAATCATTTCTTTTCCCTATTTTTCTTCCTGCATAATTCACTGTACTTCCCTTATAAACGTACCACTTATGCTTCGACAATTCCTCATAGTCATCATCGTCAACGATGGTGACATATCCCATAGATAACTCAATTGTTTTCATGATTACAAATATCAAAGCCCCTCCAACAAGTGGCTTACCAACCACACCATAAGGAGTCATTGCACTTGCTTTCGGGGCCGTTATAAATTCTTCTTGAATCATGATATAGTTAGTAAGCATTACAAATATAGAACTTTTCTGCCATTTCTACAACTGCATATTTTCATATCCTTAATTTTTTTACATCAACTTCTACTGTAACAATAATTTTATCCTTTTGAGCTTCCGTGTTAATCACTTTAAGCGCATTGCCTTTCAGCATAAAGAACCCCACATCGAACACTGTTCTGTTGGGTATCTTTTTAGCTAATCTCTGGATCTTGCGAACTATTTTATCTTCTTCAATACTCATGACTCGTTATTTAAAGATTTCTGAAAAACATTAAACACATTTTCAATATCTAATTCTAACTTATCCGACACCTCTGGGTTTACAATAGATTCAGCCTCTTCAAGTGTCTTAGAGTTTTTTATGTGAACAAATACAGGATGCAAATAACTCCAATCTTCGTACAGAACATAAAATTCTCCATTTGTCTTAAAAGATGTGTCAACCCCGATAAGATCAAACAACACCAAGATACTTTCGGTATTCCAAGGCCCCTCATCTAGCTTTGAGATAATATAGTCAATATCGGTATTTTGCTTACTTATTTGCTCTCTGTTCTTTCTGGCCTTTACAAACAAATGCTCGCCACCTTCGTTAATTAATGTTAGCTGCCATTCGTAATACCAAGAACATTCGCCACCCGTTTCTGAAAACATTACCGAGTATGAATCCACATCACCACCACCAAACTGATCTGTATAACTACCAACAATGATAGCATCTACATCATTCGTAAAGTGTGACATGAATTCTCCAAGATCCTTGGCTATATGAACAAGGTTACCTCTTTTGAATTTCTGTTTTTTACTCATTTCTGGAATTATTTAGCCAGTTATGCACGAGGTTGCTTTGTGATGTATTGAAATTCAATACTTTGCTTTACCCCGTTACCATCAAAGTGCTTGTCTATTCGAGCCAATGCCCCTTCTCTGGTTATTTGTGGAAACATCATTGTGTTTCTATTCCCATCGTAATCCAGACCAGACCAACCAATAAGTGCTTTAACCTGCGATGTGTATTCTTTCCTCCCGCTTTTAAATGTTGTAATTTTAATTCTGTATCTCATAGTTCTAGTTTTACTCATTTCCTTCATTTTTAGGATCGTTTTCAGCAATTAACATACCGTCCGTTGTCCACACCTGTGTTACTACCCTAACAGGATCATTAACAACTCCCTCACCCCTTCGCTGGTTGGTTGTTATAATTACTTCTTGGAGTACGGCAGTATCCCACTCTTGACTAAATTTATTGTCCATTTTCCTCGTTATTATGTTGAATATTCGTTTATTGCTCTATATTCCGTAAGCTTACGGGTACTGGCTAATTAGGCGTAATTCAACACCTATATAATTCACCAGGCATACCTTCTATAAATTCAGCATTGCATCCCTTTCTACTACATTTAACTTTTGCAGTATGGTTATATTTTTCAATGTATTTTAATTTATGTATCCCAATTTTACACCAAAAACTACGCTTAACAATATCTAAATATAATGCCTTATCTTTATTTGTTTTATTGTTTTTCATCATTACTGTTTTGAATATAAGCACTTAACTTCTTCTCTTCTTTTGCCCAGGATATCCGGGAACGCATCATCTCCAGAACGGTTACTGCCCTGTCAAGAATAGGTTTTAGACCATGAACGGCAGCATACAAAGTCCTTTCTTTCCTAAACTTACTCTCATTGGCCAAAATAGCTTTCTTTGCAGCTATAGGAGCCGAATAGTCGGCAGTCATATAAGAAACAACACTCCTGGCCTCAAATACCTTGCGAACAACTTCAGCATCAGACAGCTCTTTTCGTTTCTCATAGATATATTCTGCCAGGTAATAAGCAAATGCAGACAATTTATCCTCCATCTCAAGAATAAGTTCAGGAGAACAATTTGTGCTTTCGGCATAATACCGATCAATCACTTCTTTTATCTCGTCCAATATCTGTTTCTCTTCGTATTTGATCATTCGTAACTCTTATTTCTGTGTATTTAGCATCCGTCCCATGTGTCTTATAAAGTTCTCCCAGGTCAACATAACAAGGCAGAAAACCTACTCCGGGAATCTCCATATTGCAAAGAGAGTCTACTGAGTACCATTCTATAAGTTTCCTGGGAACATATACCGATAGGTTTTTTGGGAGCTTAGCCTTCTTGTCGTTGCGTACATCATTCAAAAGCCTTATGTGTGCTCCACCTTCCAGCTTTTCACTTATTTTCCTAACAATCTCTCCATAGGTAAAGTCTATTATCCAAGTGTTCTCAGTTGTCTTGGCGTGGTGCAATACAGTTGCATGATCGCATTCCCAATAATTCTTTATTGTAGTTAAAGAGATGAATTCTTTATTATCTTCATTTTTTTCACCCTTTGTTAATATCCTTGAGAATCCTATCGATACATACCTGGGAATAGCATAGTCATGATCTCTGTAAAATTTACCCTTGTGATTCTTTGCCCTGGTGTGCTTGCGGGTTACTCCAAACGAAACAGCGACTATGTACTCAATAACATGAAGCATAGTAATGTCTTTAGCTTCTATATTGCCAAAAAACCTTATGATGTTAACAACTTCATTCGTCATCTTGCTTTGATTACTTAGTTAGATAGTGGGTGAAGGATGTCTAATTACAACCCTCACCCGTTGCTCTATTGTGAAGAACTCTGTTTTGGAGGCACAGGCTTCTTAACTGGCTCTTTTACCGGAACTGGCTCAGGCTGCTTAGACTCCATTGGATGAGCTTCTTTAGTGGTTCCTGGCTCTGGAACAGCCTTTTCTTCCACTACTTCAGCATCCACAATAGTATCATCCACAGGACCATCTTCATCGAAAGGATGAGTTTTGTCGTGATCCTGGGCTTTTTTCCAATCCTCCACATCCTCTTTCTCGTAAATAGCCTCAGTTTCCATAGCCTTAAGAACGCTATCAGAGATCCCGGTCTTTGGTAATGATTTGAATCCCCAATTAAGGATGGTTTTTTTCATCATCTCTTCTTCATCAGTATCCCAGGGAGATCCTTTGCCTGATTTCACAGCCTCGCTGCGTTTCTTAATCTCTTCGATACGGGCAACATCCATTACTCCAAAAGGCTTTTCACCATTATGGAGAATAGCTTGCCAGTAACCACCAACAACCTTACCTCTATCACCAAAATACTTAGGCTTATGATATAGTTTACGGTCACTGCCTCCGACAGCATCAAACTCATCATTCTCATAAACAAGTTCCACCCATACATCTTTGACCATCCCGGAACGTATGACAATCTCCTTCTTTCCCATGTAGGAAGCCATGAAATACATTTTACCCTTCCTTGGGATTAGATAACCTAATTTCAGCTCTGGATTCAATGTAAGCCCTGTAAGAGCCACATTAATTACAGCATCAAGAACAGACTGCTTATCCATCTTGGCAAGGAATTCATTCTTGCGAATAGCTTGCATAGCAAACCCGGCTTCCTTATTAAACTGTTCTAAGGTTCCTCCTGCTGCCAGGAATCCTTTTTGAGCCCTCACCTGAACAATGGTAGGGATGGCCATTTGTGAAATGTCTTTTTTCACTACTGCTGTTGATTGTTTTTCTTTATCCATCTTTGTTATCATTAAAAAATTCTGTTTTCACTTTGTTCTTATACCATCCCGGAACATGAGACTTTGCAAAACGCTTTCCTTTCCAATCAGGCTGTATAAATACCGAATAGCCTGAGTATTCGTTGTTCTCCAAGCACCACTGATGCTGTCTTAGAAGTTTCATAAATATCTGGCCACCTTCATTCAGTTTAATGTCATCATTACCAAGCAATTCAATAGCCCAAGGAGAAGCGTCTATAATATTGAAATCATATGGAGGCACATTTTCCTGGGCAACCCAAAAGAACTTTCTCCATTTGCCAGTTATGATCCTGTCAAAATACTGATACATAGCTGCCGAAATATGATAGCCATATTCAATAATTACCTTCTCAAAGTTCTCAGGTTTTGGTAACTGAAATCTTGTTTTCTTCCAATCAACAATCTTGTTCCGAGTTTTAAGGTCTGTTCGGAACTTATAAAAGCCTCCTTCGTGCTCACAGAAATGAGACTGTTCGGCTTTGCCAATATTTAAAAGATGGCGAATAGAAGGAGAGTAATGTTTACTTCCTGTCATGAGCTCTCCTGCCATGTTACGAGCTGTATCAATCAATTCAGCATCACAAATCTTTTTACCGGGATTCCTGGCCAATAGATCATTGTATTGCTCCGTGTAGGCTATTTCATATTTAGCCGAAGTATATCCATATGGCTTATTTGTTGATTGATTAATTGGAGGCTTAAAATCAAATGAGATCCAAGGAAAACTGTGCTCACTACCAAAATTAGTATAGCTTTCCATCAGGTCATGGTAAACAGTGCCTTCCAACATAGCATCGGTCTGTTTCTTTAGCTCCGGGTGAAGCCTTGCAAATTCAGCATAGTTTGGAGATATGAGGTAGTTTTTCAGGGAAGTGGAAGAAATATAATCTCTATACTTTTCCCCTCTGTGATATTCCTCGTTGGAAATCTCTGATGGTAGTGATATGTAGGGTAGATTCATGATTTAGGTTTTTTTAAGCATAGCAACCTTTTTTGGGTGATCTTACCCAGTTTAGGAAATTGCATTGATAACTTCCTACTAGCAGAATCCGAACAGCCCTATTGGGTAAGAGTACAACGATAGCTTTGTATAATAATATCACCCACTTGGTTGACAGGTTGCCGACCAGAGCCAAGATTTTTCGCTTGTTGTAATTCGATCCGCTGATGCCTTTTGATAACTGGTAGCCGTTTTTCAACCAGTAGATGCCCCAAAAATATCGAATGGAGTGTAGCATTATGCCTAAAGGTAGGAACATAAAATCCACCCAATAAATTGGGGCAATACTGATATATGTTAATGAAATTAAACATAACGCTACAAATGCAATGTACGGATAATTTCTTATTTCACAAATATATTTCAATGGAATCATTTTACTTGGTCTAACATTTCATCCAGACGCAAAACAATCACTTCTTGCAAGCTAATACAGAAGTCACCATAGAACTTTTTCCAGTACTCACTTTTAAAAGGAAGATCAGGAAGCAGGCCATTATTATTCAAGAGCTTTTCTTTTTGAATCTCAACCTCTTCTTTGATTTGCGCCTTATCAGCATCCTCAATAAGTTCTTTCCCTAGTTCTACTGAGGTTTTCTCAGTATCTTTTTTAACCACAATTGGTTTGTGTGGCAGTGGAGGCATTTTCTTAATCTTACTGTCGCCTCTCTCATCAGGAACCTGTGGAGTAGCAGCTAATTCAGCCTTTAACTCCTGAATCTTCTTGGATATAGCAGCCTTTAGAGCCTCAATATCTAAATCACCAGGAGCATCAGCACCAAACACATCTTTAAACTGTTCTCTGGCATCAGCAAGCTCTTTAGCCAACAAAGCCTCTTTCTCTCTCATAATCTGTTCTTCTTGCTCAATCCTACGTGCCTCAGCCTCTTTCTTTAGTGTCAGAATATTGCCAAGTTGACCAAGTAAAATACCCCGTTCTCTTTCAGCATCAAGAACCAGATCACCATATTCTTTTTTTGGAAACTCTTTGGCTTTAATATCTTCAACATTTTGGCGAAGACGCTCAATGGATTCTTCGGGATTGTATTCATACAAATCCCTCCACACCTGAATCTTATCCCGGATCTTCTGTAGCTTTTCTTGTTTGATACGTTCCTTTTCAGCCTTCTCATCAGCCTTCTTGGTTTCATAAACCTTGATAGTAGAATATAGCTCACTCTTACGCTCTTCCAGAGGACCAGACAGCTCTTTGGCAATCTCATCAATCTGTTTGGCCTTATCTAAAAAAGGAGCTTTAATTTCTTTTCGTTTTACCTCAATAGCGGTAATAACTTTCTGAATATTTGCTCTGGTTTTCTTCACAGCAACATGAGAGTTACTATCAACAATAACCATATTCTCAGAATCCTTGAGAAGTTTCTCGATCTCCGCTTTGGGAACATTGAATTTTGCAAGTTGATCTGTGGGCTTGCCAGGTTGCTTTAATGTTGTCATTATTTTATTAGATATTTAGTAGTTCGTCTATAAATCTTTGGTGAAACTCAATACCTCTAAACATAGCCTCATTAATCTCATCGTAGCAATAAGGAACATCCTCTTGCTCTACCTCGATAGGCTCTATGATTACTGGTAATTTAGAGATAACGGGGCTTTCTCCAAATATTTCTGCGTCAGTGATTTTGCTTTGATGTTTTGACATAATTATTTAATATTCCGGTTCATATTCATTAGCCTGATCAAACATATTATCTAACTCGTCTTGAGTCAAATCATCATCTCTCTCATTAATAGGAGAAAGAGGACTGTGCATAAGATCATAAATTGGGTCCATCTGTGCTTCTCCTTAGTTTTTCTACCAACTCAAAAAACTCATCTCTGCGCTGAATGATAAGCTCAAGTAATTCCAGAGCCTCAATACCAGCAGCCCTACCATTAAGAGCATTGTATATTTTATCCTTGGAGATATTCTCATCTTTGGCTATCCGGGAAACTAGCCCCTTTGGGAGAGATGCTTTGAGTTTAGTAAGATTAATTTTATTTGCCATACTTTTTATTTGCTTGTAAAGATACAAACTTTGAACAACAAACATACAAAAAATAATTAACAATACAATACCTATTACCTCATTTTTCGTGTGAATCTAGGCAAGTAGTTGATATCCAGATGAGTAATTTCAGTATCCTGAGACAACTGACCTGCAAACACCACAATAAAGCTCTTTGCGCTAACAAGGCTCCTGTTTAGCTCGTAGTCATCAAACTCACCATCTATCTGCCTACCTTGTAATAGATTATAGGTTTTGTTGTCCTGAGTACCGAAAAGATATAGCCCCACAAAGGTTTCGTCTTTCACAACAAAATATCCTCTTAATATCAGCCCCAGGATTTTCTTGTTTCCGGGTTCTAATTTGAATGGTCTGGTTTGGATCAGAACTTCAGGATAAATGGTGGTGTCTTCATCGGACATATCATATAATACAGTATCATTGATGCCTATAAATCCGGGATAGTTGTTTAAGAACTGGTCCCATGTGTCAGATATCTTGTGCCAGGTAGAAGTCTTCAGGTTAAAAACGTAGCTGTAAACATCACTTGATGTGCTTCCACTACTATCATCAGGATTAGAGACAATGATTTCCCTGTTAACCTGGTCATAAGCAAAGATCGCTGTGGTAAGAAAGTTTCTGAATCTGATAGCCGTTACTTTATTGAATAACTCCACAAGAAAGATGTTGCTCAAAAACGTCTCGTAATCGTCATGCGAGGTAAGGTGTTCAGATACCTTTCCTTCAATAGGATCACTGATATCCTCAATGTTTCGGGATGCAATCACTTTTAACCCGTCACTCGTTGCAAATAAGACACTCTGGCCCAAAGAAAGGATTGAAGCAGCGTTAACACACACTTCTCTGCTGATAGGCTGTATCGATTGATAAAGCACTAATCCGGATCCTTGTTGCATGGTCCAAATACCTTTTGATGTGAAGACGTATAGCGGATAAACCCCAAACTGACCCTCAGAGACAGGTTCTCCCATTGCAGCAAGACCAAGGACAATGTTTTCTTTGTCGTCCACCCTGTAAGAATTACCTGCTGGCATGACAAAGATGTTGTTTGTCTCAGATACCTGAACCCGGTTGGTGTCTTCGAGCTTATTACTTTCGGATTCAGGGGATCCGGGTGTTCCTGAGTCAGTAGTTAGAATCTGAATAAACCTGTAAGTATTTACAGTGCTATTGTAGTTGGCATAATAAGAAAAGTTGTAGAACGGATGGGAGATAAGATCGTAACTATAAAACAACTCATAGGTACTCGCTCCATCAAATTGCCAAACCTCCATCTTGTACGCTCTGTCATCAGGATAAGAAAGGATTGAGTTTAAAAAATAAGCATGCTCTCCAGCTCCAATATCTTCAAATCTTTCAATATAATCAGGCTCATACTGAATAACCTTTTCCCCCTGGTCTGTACGTAAGAACACCTTAAATATAAATGGCGTCACTTGTTGCACATCCAGATCTGGCAGAAACGAGGTGTATGAAAACACCGATCCCTGTGCTTGCCATAGAAAACAATCTAGTGCATCACCAAGGATAGTGGTAGTGTTCCCCATATGAAGCCTATTGTTAAACAAAAGAGACCTTATCCCAAAGATAGAGTGATTAGAATAATTATCTACTGGTAACGCTGTCTTGCTTACTAAATTCGCTATATCTGAGAGGTCTGGATAATATTCAGAAGTTGTTCCGGTAACGAGATCATCAAAAGCTATTTCATGTACCAGATAATACCCTGAATCGGCTATCAAACCAGAAACACCTCCATTCTGCTTGGGCTGTATTTCTATTACTGGTGGTGGATATTGGTAATTTCCAATGTGCCAATGCGAGACAGGTCTGGTCATAAATACACATAGACTAACAATAATTCCTTCGTAACCAGAAAGAGTATCTGAAGCAGCAAATTTTAATCTTAATTTTGGCCTGTCAAAATACATTTCGGTAAATTTAAAATCAGATCCACCGGGCTGCGTTATTTGTATGGGGTTGGTTAATGGAGCATCACCAAGATAAAGATGATATGGCTGTGAATGGTGTATATAGCTTCCATCTATCATTTTGTATGCTAACCTAAACAATACATTACCCTCAATGTACCCTTCAGCATTAAAACCTGCGACTGACTCATAATAATATCCTTCAGCTTCTTCCATCGTGCTCCCTGTCTTCGCAGTAGCCGGAGACGAAGCACTTGCGTCCTGCAAGAATTCAACCCTCGGCCTTGGAAGATCCCTTAGCCTCATATAGGTATCTGTTGAAGCCTCGTACTTACACAAGTAATAATAATAAGATCCATTGTATTCAGTGACACATCTAAGAATTGTTCCTAAGTGGTCAATAAGAACAACTGTCTCTGCCTGAACAGCAAAACTTAGAAACTGTGCCTCAAAAGTATTGTCGTGGATAACACAAAGACCACCAGCCCCTATTTCTGATCCAACATAATACCCATCAGGCAAAACAGGGTGTTTGTAAATATTATCAAAATTACTCAGAGACCCTAAAGTATATAGCTCTTCTTTGTCACCAACCGGTCTCCATGCTTGATTAACGAACCTGGCATTAATTATCTCTTGACAATTGCCGTCCTCAGATACTTTATCCGGACTTGTTCTGTTTATTCCTTTTATAGGGATTGACACTCTTTTTGATTCCATGAGCTATATTGTATTGTTGTTCAATATTCGTAAAGTAGTTATGTATCTGCTTAGGAGATTCTGGCTGTTTTCCTGATGTAATATTATTTATGGTCCCAAGAAGATCACCTAACTTTTTAACATCTTTTGCCTGGGTAACAACATCAATAAGTTTGTTAACGGTTTTTTCTCGCAATGTTTTGACCAATAGCATAAATCTATCGTCAAGAACATCCTCTGTCTCCATTATCTCCGCAGTGGTAACTTCCTCCACCTTGGTTTCATAACTTTCCCTGTCAACAAGCTCCTTGTGGGTGTCGTCTCCATACTTTTCACTCCATCGTCTTAGTGTCGTTATGGGTATTCCAAGAGCCTTGGAGGTCATGCCAAATCTGTTCTGATTAGCGATCAGAAGCAACAAAGATTTCTTGATTTTCTTTGTGTCAACCTCTTTTTTGGTCTTACTGATATTGCCCATGATTCAAAAATATACCAATTATGGGAGAATTCCCTGTTTATTAACCTGAATTTTACGATTAATAAACAGAACTAAGTCAGAAAAATGACATATTTTAGTCCTGTATATCAAAACTCATTGTCATGGCAACAATTAAAGAGACATTCCAGAGTAATAAAAAAACTGGAGCAAATGTTCCGACCATCGAAAAAGTACTTAATTTCATGAGTCCGGTAGGCATGATGGCTTCATCGTATATGGGCCAGCAAAGGAAGGCCGGAGAGCAAAGAGATGAAGCTGCTGGTATTGCCCAAGGACAGCTATCTGACCTAAATGCTTTCTATAACAGTGAATACTACAAAGACTATCTTGATACAGCCGAAGCCAGAAGTGCACAATCTCAATTACAATCTCAACTAAGAGAAATGCTGAAGGCATATGAGAACAATGCTGTCTCTACCGGAGCCACGCCGGAAGCCAGGATAGCAACCAAAACACAAGGACAACAAAGGTATAGCGAAGGACTGAATCAGATTCTTGGTCTTGCTACTCAAAATAAGGCTGGCGTGAGGCGTGATTATACGGCTAATGCCAACTATTTGAATTCTCTATTAATGAATATTTACGAGCAGAAAGCCGGAGGTCATGAGCAAGTTGCTCAGAACATAGCGGGTACATTTGGCGATATTATAGGAATCGCTGGTAATGTTGTTGGTGCTGGTGCTGGTACTGCTGTTGGTGCTATATAATACGGTCTTAAAATTCTAATACAATGGCTACTAATGAAACTATCAAGAATCCATTATCGGAAGGTATTGGGGCTTATGATCCGAGCAAGGGCGAAGCCAGGGAAAAGCAATTGCAATATACAGCTATTGGCACTGCTATTGGTAATGTGTTCCGCAGTATGGCTGATGTAAAAGGAGCCTCACAGGGTGCTCGGATAGCTCCTATCACAAGCGGTAATCTGGCTTTGGACAGGTATAATGAGGCTATCGAAAGAAATCTGGCCAGAGAAGATCAGCTTAATGCTTTGCGTCTCCAGGAGACTTTGCGAAGAGGGGCTGAGGATAGGCAATTTGGCAGGCAAAAAGAATTAATACAGTTAGGTCAAACCTACCAAACATCTGAGAGAGAAGCTGGTCAGGGATTCCGAACAGGCGAGAGAGAAGCTGGTCAGGGATTTCAGGAGGTAATGGTAGAAGCTGGTCAAGAATTCCGAACAGGCGAGAGAGAAGCTGGTCAAGCTTTCCGAACAACTGAGAGAGAAGCATCCGAAAGAGCTGCTCTTGAAAGAATGAAGAAGGGAAGTGAATATAATGTAGAAGAAATTCGGGCCAGGTATGCAGGAATGGCTGAACTTGACAAAACACAATTACCAGCATCCAAGGGATTTATCAACCTTTACAAAAAAGATCCTATTACCGGACAAGCTATAAAAGTTGGACCTATTGACGAAGGTCTTGCTCAGGTTTTAGTTTCTGAGATTCTTAAAAATCCTGAAGCCCTTAAAGAATGGAAGGCACTTAAAGCCTCTTTTAGTGGTATTACTAACACTGACGTAAAGGGGCTTATAGCAGACCATTGGCATTTAGTAGAGCATTTGGTTTACGGTAGACAGCCAGTTACAGAAGAAATTGTTGACCCAAATGCAGCCCCGGATCTCACAGGGGCAGGGCAAACCAGTAAGGAGCGAAGGAAAGCACAAAAGGATGCTGTTAAACAAATTGGTATCTACGATCATATTTTCACCGGAGGAACCAGATAGTCTTAATATAATACGTCATGCCTGAGTTTTTAACAAGTGTTGCACCAAAACGACTTGGGGGTAGTCCTCAAGATACAGACAGTTTGGATTTTAACCGATTCATGAATAAGTACAGTAGGGAAGATGGCTCAGAGTACAATAATCAACGAGCTTTTGAGATATATAAAGAGAATCCAGCATGGTTTGATAAAAATATGGTAGAAATGCAAGATGATGGCCCTCACTTTGCTTCAGTAGATCCAAAAACAGGAGTATTCTTAAAAAGCAAAAACAACCCCACCCTTCAAAAGGAGCTTGACTGGTATAATAGTCCTGAAGGTAGAGATTTTAAATCAAAACACGACCTTGATACAAGCGGAGAGTTTTATAGGTATATTCCTAAAAACAGCAAAGAAGCGAGTCCTGACGATGATCCCTTTAAGCCTATTCATCACAAAGAATTCGCATCCAGATTCAGAACAAAATACCCTGGGGCTTATGATGACCTTGACGACAAACAACTGGCCAATGCTTTTATTGACACCTATCCTGAATACAAACCTTATATTCAGTTTACCGATCCGGGATCTGCACTTGAATCTGGCGTTAAGCAGTTAAAAGGATCAATGAAATATCTCTCAGGGGATATTCAAGACCTTGTTTCTAATGAAAAAATTAAGGATCGTCTTTATGAGAGAATTAGTGGAGATGCCTATATCCCAGAAGATCCGCAGTATTACAAGGATGCTTTAACTCAGCTTAAGAAGAAAAAGAAAGACCTTGATTTTCAATACCAGGAAGTTAGGAAGGAACGAAGCAAAAGACTTCAGGATGCTACTCCTTTTAGTGGAATACCTGGATCTTTCCAGCAAGAAGCTGAGAAAGATTGGAAAAGACAGCCTGAGTATGATGAGTATTCTGACAAAAACAGTGAGCTGGTTGCTGCTTTGGAAGAAGTCAGGACAATGAAAAAACTTGTTGAGAAAGGTGGATCTGTTGGAGCCAGAGAAGCAATACGTGATGCTTATATTCTTCCGTCAAAAGGAGAAATCCGTCAGGCTAAAGGCAGGGCTATCTTAGAAGAGGCTCCTGTTATTGGCGAAGGACTTGGATCACAGGCAATATCTATGATACCTCAGATGCTTCCGATGCTTGCTGCTATCGGTTTAGCTCCTTTTACCTCTGGAACATCATTGTCTTATCTTCCTGTTGCTGTTAGTAGCGGTGCAATGCTTGGACTGTCGTATTCACAGGCCGGAAGTGCTATGAAGGGATATGATGACTATGTTGCTGAAAAAGGCATTGAGCCGGACCAGGGAACTCGTTATGGTGTGGCTATGCTTAACGGAGCTATTGAGATGGCTATGGAAAGCTCCCGTATTGGCAGATTGCTTCCAAAAGGAATGACAGGAAAACTATTCGCCAGGTCACTTATGAGTAGTAATCCTAAATTTGCCAAGAGCGTTATGGGTAGGTATTTAAAAGCAAAGCCAGGAGCAGCCAAAAAAATAGCTGAAGTATTACGCAGGGGACCAGGTGAAGAAGGGCTGGAGGAATTATTTACTCAGATAGGACAAGATTTTACTCAGTTAATATACAAGAACCCTGAAGATTGGCCAACGGTCACTGAATTTATTAAAAATGGGGTTAACGCACTGAAAGCTGGTGCTATGATGGGGTTATTCCTTGGTGGAGCAGGGCATTTTTCTCAAAATGCTGTTAGTACAAAAAGAAGAAGACAGGCTGGTATTGTTACCCTAATGGAAGACACTTCTACCGGAGGAGCGTATGAAATTATTGGGAAAAATGATCAAGGACAATATGTGGGCATGACTGCTGATGACAGGCAGGTATTTATTAGCCCGGAGAATGTTGGAGAGGTGTCTAAGATATCATTTGCTGAATTTGACAAGTTTACCAAAGTATATCCCAAGACAGAAGAAGAAGCTGAAATTCTACGCCAAGACATTGAGAAAGCTCAGTTCAAACAAAGCCGTGTTGATGAGGTGAATTCCCATGTGGATATGGTTAGTCATAATAATAACGCTGATGTTATTAAAGTTATGGATGACCAGGATGGTATATGGTGGGTAAAAGATGGTGATGTAGATAATGTGACCAAAGAGAATCCTCTTGTCCTGATAGACTCTGATGGTGATACCAGGATGTCAGACGGAAAAGATATTGAGGTAGTGGATATTTCTACTGTTCCCAAATACCTTGATGTAATAATGGAAGGGCTTAATGCAGAAGCCGGGATTATTACTCAGGAGCAGCAAGAGCAACCAGAACCTTTCGTTGTAGGTGATCCTGTTACAATGGATGGAGTCCAGGGAGTTATTACTGATGCCTCAGATCCAGCCGAAGGACTAACAGTTACTTTTGAGGACGCTGAAGGTAATCAGGACGTACAATTTGTTACCCCGGACCAATATCATAGGTTTCAGCAAGAAGAAGAAGCTATTCCTGAAGAAGAAGTTGTTTCAGAGCCGGAGGTTAAAAGGCAGACTCTTAAAGCAAAGGCTGGGAAAGGGGACAAAGATGTTAGTGTTATCCAGAACGAAGATGGCTCTTATCAGGTAGAAGATGTTTTTACAAGCAAGAGCTATGCTGGGGGAATCAAGAATTCTCTGAACAAAAGATATCCTAATACTGTATTTGAGGTAGAAGATATTACTGACAAGACTTATGATTTTGCAGAGGCACAGTTTATTATTAAGGGTAAGTCGAAGATTACACCAGAGAGAATTCAAACCGGGCAGGAGATAACCAAAGAAGAGGTAGTTCTGCCAGTTACCAAACCTGTTGTTGAGGATGCTAAGGTTGGGCCAGAGATAGCGCCTGACGTTACCCCTCAACTAATTATCGAAGCTCCAACGGAAAAGTTGGATAAACCCACCGAGCCACCAGTAAGACTAAACGATACTCCTGAGAATATTCTTGACCAGGTACAATCTATCAACAAAGAATCCCTGAACAAAAGAAGAAGAACTAATATTACCGGATTAAACAAAAGAGCCACTGATTTAGGGTTAAAACTTGAGCAGGGAGATGGATATTTCCTAAAACTGACTGATCAGGAAGGAAAAGAATACAAGCGCAAAGCTGAAAAAGAAGATATTGAGCTGAGAGATCCAGCGGATTATTCTGATAATGTTCAGGATTTTATTAACAAGGTCACTCTTAGTATTGATAATCTGCGTGGAGTAGAGATCGGCAAGATGAGTCCAAAAGAAAAAGCTCAGGCAGTCAAAAATATTAAGGACGGAAAACAAACCAAGGCAGCCACAAGGCTGATGAACGCCCTGGAGGAAATCAATAATAGTGGAAAAGTTCAGTTATTACAAGACAACCAATCCGGAAGGCCAAGAGAGAAGATCGACTTAGATAACTATATAAGCTCCATCACTGATGAAGACGTTTTTATTGACGATGAAACCGAAATAGAAGTTGATAATCTTGAAATTGAGAACCTTGTACAAATGCAAGAGTTGGCAGATAACGAAAAAGAGTTTAACTTAGCCAAACAATCCCTTGAATATGAAGAAGAAATTCAAAGATCTGAGCCCGGAGCAACAAGAGAAGGCATTATTCCTGAAGAGGCGGTTGAAGAAGCTGGCGAAGCTCCAGCAATTGAGACAGAGCCCACAGGTGAAGAAGTAGCTCCTGAGGCTGCTCCTGAGTTAACTCCTGTCCAACAAAGAGAAGTCACCCAAAGGACTGATGAGCTTGATGAAACCATCAAGCAGAAGAAGAAAGATATTGGTGCAGCTAAAAGTAGATTACAGGCCAAGAAAAATGAGCTTGCAAAGAGACAGGTAACACAGGCAACCCTTGGAGAAGAACCAAAGCCAACAAAAGCAGCCGGAGACCTTCTTTTCGAGAAACCCAAAAAAGACTTTTCTCAGGATAATATTAAGTCTGCAATCAGTGATCTTGAAGGAGACCTGGATTCCAGAGCCAGAGAGCTCAAAGACCTTGTTGAGAAGCGTGATAAGGTAGTAGAGGATATAATTAGCTCTACTAAAGCACAGGGAAGGATTGAGATGCCAGAGAAGCCCGTAAAAGCGAAAGAGCCTTGGGAAATGACGAAGGATGAGTTTTTTGAAAAACACGCTTCGGTTTCTAAAATAACAGGAGAAAAAGGACATGGAACTGATGCTGTATGGGAAAGAAAAACATTTAATAATGAATCTGAATTAGAAAATTATGTCAATAACAAAATCGCCAAAGGTAAATATTTTGAGACGCAGCTAGGATACCATGATAACATGAAGACATTTAAGGATAATGATAAAGTATTGTGGCTTGTTGAGCATAATATTCCGGGTGGCAGTAAAGAATTTATTATTTCTACAAAAAGAGAGCATGAATATTTTATCAAAAAAGCCATATCCGAAGGAGAGCAAGTACCAAAAGAAGTATTAGCCGATTACCCTGAACTATCAAAGACCAAACCAGCAGGAGATATATTAAAGGAAGCTCCAAAGAAAGATGATGATGTCAGACTAAAAACCACAAAGCTAGGTCTATTCTCCCCCACAGAGGCAGCCTTATCTAATATACAACAGAACAAAGCTACTCCTGAGCAATGGAAAGCCATGCTGTTAAAAAACGGTGCAAAGCAGGCTGAATTAGATTGGATGGGACTTGATGAATTTATTCAGGACAAAAAAAGTCTTACCAAAGAAGATATTCAGGCATGGATTGATTCTAATAAGGTGGAGGTGAAAGAAACTGTCTTAGGTGAAGCAAGTGAAAATGATATACAGACCTTATTGGATGATGAAGTTGGCGAAAATATGTCAAGGGAAGATGCAATTGAATATTTAAAAAATGAAGAAGATGCTGTCAAATTCTCCGAACACACTCTGCCGGGAGGAAAAAATTACAAAGAGGTGCTTTTAACGATGCCGATTTCAAAAGAAATTAGAAAAGCATATTCTAATTTACACAGTTATGTAGATTATCTTGAATCCAAATACCCCAATATTGACAACTTATTTTCAGCTCCTATTTTGGAGAAAACAGCTTCTTTAAGTGAGCAAAAAAAATTAAAAACATTCGTTGACATCTCTAATAAAGCTGATGAATCAGGACGATTTACCTCTCCACACTTTAAAGAACCCAACATAGCTGTCCACGTAAGAATGAATGACCGTGTAGACAAAGACGGGAACAGTGTTCTTTTCATAGAAGAGCTGCAATCCGATTGGGCGCAGAAAGGGAAGAAGGAAGGGTTTGGTCCATTAACTGAAACTGAAGAACAGGAACTAGAAATACTAACCGGCAAATTAGCTGATCTAGAAGTAGGACTAACAGACAAAGAGGGAATTAGGCAATCTTATTTACTTTCTAAAAAAAGAGATAAATATGTTCCCGACATGCCATTCAAACAAACCCCTCAATGGGTAGGATTAGCTCTGAAAAGAATGATCCGGGTGGCTTCTGAAGAGGGTTATGATAAGATTGCTTGGACCACAGGAGCGCAACAGAGCGAAAGATATGATCTCAGCAAGCAAGTTAGCAGAGTTTACCTTAAACCAACTTGGGAGATTGATAATAAAGGTGACGGAGCAAAAACTTTGCATAAAGGCGAATTAAGCGTAACTGGTAGAGATGGATCTGATCTTATTCAAAAAACGATCAATAGTGCTTCTGAGTTAGAAGAATTAATCGGAAAAGATCCTGCTAAAAAACTACTAGAATCACCATCAAGAATGGAAGATGATGTTCATGTACTGGAAGGCGAAGACTTAAAGATCAGCAGCCGTGGGATGTTAGATTTCTATGATAAGATCATCCCAAGCACTCTGAGTAAGATAACCAAGAAGTTTGGTGGGAAGGTGGAGAAGAGTGAGATTGGAGATGCTGAGTCAGAATATAATGTCTTTAGAGTTCCTTATAATAAGGAAAAGCCATTTGAGGTACGCACAAAAACATCACCTGATGCAATAGCTAGGTTCGCAACATATAAAGAGGCATGGGATCACGCAGATAAACTGTCCACGACAACTGTTCACTCTCTCGACATCACACCCGATCTCGGTACAGTAGCAATGGAAAGAGGTTTTCCAATGTTCAAAAACATCAAGAAACCAAGAACAGCCGGAGAAGTATTGTCTTCTGACTTCAATATCAAAGCTAAAGAATTAGTTGACAGGCTGGGAAAAGAGCTTGGAACAGATATTATAACCGTTCAAACTGCCAGTAAGCTACCAAAAAGCATTCAGGCAAAGGCTAAAAAGATCACAGCAAAAGGATTCGTGGGGGTATATGACCGTAACACAAGCAAAGTGTACATTGTACTTGATCAGGCGAATGATCTTGCTGACATCACTAAAACAGTGCTTCATGAGGTTGTTGGACACAAAGGAATAGAAGCTCTTCTGGGGGACCAGTATTACAAGGTGCTTGATGGAATATATAATTCTATGAGCCAAGAGGATGTTAAGAGATTAGGTGCAGCCAATAACACTAATGATCCTAATATTATTGCTGATGAGTATCTGGCAGAGCAAGCGGAGAATGACAAGAGGCCTGATTTTATTACCAGAGCTATTGCTAAGATCAGAGAGATGCTTCGTAGAATATTTGGTATTGAGTATAACAATAATGATATCACTGTTCTTTTGGCTAACTCAAAAAGGGGTTTACAGAAAGTCGCAGTAGCCAAGAAACCTGCTCCTGTACGAGCCGGGGATATGCTGAAAGAAACAAAAGGCCAGAAGGCACCTGGTTTTAGAATTGTAGGAACAGAAGCATCATTATCCGATCCTAAATTAAACAATCGCCTTACTAATGCTATCCGTTTAGAAAAAGAAGGGAAAACGGCTCGTAAAATATTTTTAGCTACCGGATGGGAAAAAGGGAAAGATGGCCTTTGGAGGATAGATCTGCCTGACAATAACCTAAAGCTAATCAATGTTGATAATTGGCAGAAAGCTTTTAATGCTAATATTGGCAAAAATAAGTATATTGGGGGTAAATTAATAGATTACATTTCACCTAAATGGGAGGGCTTTAATGAATACCCGGAAATCAAAGACTACAAAATCAGGTTCTTCCAAGAAGAAGAGGAAGGAACAGGCATCTACCTCGAAAAAACAATCTTCATCAATACCTTCCGATCTAAAACCAGGGACCTTTCCAAAGGGGTTCTGGGAAAAGATAGGCATGGGATTTTAAGAAGTGTCATTCTACATGAACTCCAGCATGGGATTCAGGAAATTGAAGGCTTTGCAAAAGGGGCAAATATTAAAAACATATTCCCTGAAAATACCTTAAAGAAGTATCAAGGATATTCTAACAAGCAAATATTTGACAGGTTTAATCAAGTTAATCCTAATTGGAAAGAGCAATACCCCACACTTGAATCTGGTATTATTGATGGATCGCAAAAATCAAAAGCAATAACAATACTAGCTTATTTAGATGTAAGTGGCGAAGTTGAGGCTCGTAATGTAGTTGCCAGAGATAAAATGTCTGAGACTATTCGTAAGCTAACCCCTATCTCCGAAACAGAAGACACCCCAAGAAGCAAACAGCGTGCAGGGGATATGCTCAAAGGAGAAGTTGCGCTGAAGCAGGAAAAGAAAGCTGAGGATAAAACATATAGAGAATACCCTAAAGATAAAAACCTTGACCTATTTGAAAGAAACCAAGAAAAAGAAAACCTACCACTAACACACTCATCTGTCCATTTTGAATATGAGCCGGGATTAAGGCATATTTATAAAGACCCTACTTCTTATGATGAAGTTCAGGCTATTTATGACAAACAAGGGTATTTGAATGAGGGGTATTTGCCTAATCATTATGACCCCAGTGATTTTCAGCTAAAAGAAGGATATGTAGCCGCCAGAAACAGTAGTGATACTGAGACTCCTGGTGTTTATGGTACAGCAACCTCAGATGACTTTGTTGTGTATTTTGAAGGAGAACACATTGCTGATATTTACGATGGTGTCATTGCGAAAGTTGTTAAGCCGTTGGATGTTTGGGAAAAAACAGGAAGAGAGTTTAAGCAAATAAAAAAAGCTCCCATTTCAGTTGCGCTGAAAGCAAAGCCACAAACAGAGACACCAGCCTTTCAGAAATGGTTTGGAAAATCTAAGGTGGTGGATAAGAATGGGAAGCCTTTAGTGGTTTATCATGGGACGAAAGGAGTGTTTAATGCTTTTACCAGAGAATCTAAAGGAAAAACAGGAGATTTTGGACAAATAGGTTCAGGGTTTTATTTTACAAATGACTTTGAAAACGCTAGAAATTACGCTAGAAATTCAGAGGGAGTAGGAAGTCTTGATGTTAAAGAGGTCTATCTTAATATTAGAAATCCATTCATACAAAACAAGCCATTTGATTCAACGAGACCTGTTAGTAAAGAAAAAGCTGAAAAAGTGGCAGAAGATTTACAAAGGAAAGGTTATGATGGTATTAAATATGATACCGGATTTGGACCTACATGGCATGTTGCCTTTTCCCCTACCCAAATAAAATCAGCCACAGGAAACATCGGAACTTTTGACCCAAAAAGTCCTGACATAAGACTAAAGCCTATTCCAGAAAAACCTGTTAAGGTAAAAAGAAGAGTTTTGGCCGGGGATATGTTGAAAGATGATAAGCCTCCAACAACTGGTCCTCCAGCAAAACTTCCCCCCGTTACTTCTGAAAATGCTTCTTGGGAGCCTTCACTAGAACCAATAGACCTTAGTTCCAGAGAGAAGGTTATGAAAGTTCTTCAGGACAGAGAGATGGCTATCAAGAAGTTCCAGGAAAAGGTAGTAGAAAAAGGCGGTGAGATTCCTGAATACATGGAGCTACATGATGCTATCCCAAGAGCAGCAGGTCAGAACAGAACAGCTATTGAGGATTTTAATGAGAAACTTGGAAAACCTCTTCTTCAATCTATTGCTGACATAGAGAATGAGACAGGCGTGGGTTATGCCAGAACATCAGATTATCTTTATGCCAGAGAAGCCTTGAGCAGAAACGCTCATATTTCAGCCAGAAAAGGGTTAGAAGACCTTACGGCTAACTGGTCCGGGATGGATGAGGCGACAGCCAAGAAGATTATTAAGAACTATGAGGCCGAAGTGCCTGCTACTTTACGCAAGAAACTTATTGATGCCAAGAAAAAAGTCACTGACTTTACTATTGACCAGTGGAGAGATGCCGGGTTTATTACCCCGGAAGAACATGCTGCTTACAAAAAAAGAAGTGAGTACTATGTTCCTCTTCGTGGATGGAAGGATGGTAAGGCAGATGATGTGTTTGAATATATCAATCAGGATCTTGATGGAGCATTTAACCCCAATATATACGCCAAGGGTCGTGAGTCGAAAGCCGATGATCCTTTGCCCTATATGTTCTCAATGGCACACAGCGCAGTAGTGTCCGGGAATAAGAATAAGATGAAACAAAGGCTTTTAAATATAGCCAGGAAAAATTATAAAAAACTTCCTGAGCTAATCAACTTTGCGAAGGTTTATGAGGTTCAGACTCCAACAGGTGATTGGGTCGAAACAAAGCCTATGGAAAAACCCAAGCAAGAACTATTTAATCCGGTTTATGAAGTTTATAAGAACGGAAAATGGGAAGAAACAGCTTCTAAGCCAAGTCAAAGCATGTTAGAATCTGGTAAAGCAAGGCTTGTGAGAGAAAAACTCGCCAGGGTCAAGCATGACAAATCATATACTCAACGGGCAACAGCCAGACAAGCCAAGCAACATTTAGTCGAAGTGTGGGAGAATGGTACAAAATACTTTATTACCTCCGATCCCCAGGTCGCAAATGCTTTAAACGGACTCACCACCCAGCTTGGTCCAGGATGGTCACATGCTGCCCGTTTCACTCGTTTCTGGTCTTCGCTTACCACAAGCCAGAATCCTATGTTTATTGTTCCTAATATTGTGAGGGACTACCGTTTTGGTTATCGTTCAGTAGTTATTAAGTATGGTCTTAAAGCAGGAGCCAAATACACCGCTAACTATAAAAAATCCAGTGGTGCAGCATGGAGGTTCATGAATGGAAAATCAGACCCCGTAAACAATAAAGAAGATGCTCTGTATCAAAAATGGAGAGAGAAAGGTGGTCCAACAGGATATGTTCAGCTAAATAAAGTTGACAGGCTAAAGAAAAGTATTGAAAGAGACCTGAAAGACCTGAAGACCACTAATGCAACCCTGAATCCTTTCCGTTATCTGAATAAGCTCCGTAGGTTTGAAACCAAACTTATTGGTGGGTTGGCCGATTGGTCTGAGTCTATTGGTAGATATTCGGCTTTCAAGATAGCTCTTGAGAACGGTGCTACCATGGATCAGGCAGCTACTTTCTCCAAAGAGATAACAGTCAACTTTGACCGTAAAGGACAATGGGGACAGCATATTGGAGCTTTATACGCTTTTTGGAACGCAAGGATGCAGGGTGTTACCAGGTATTTCAAACTGTGGGGCATGGACCCAAAGAAGATGGCTATGTTCGCAGCTATGGATATTGCAGCCGGAATATCTCTTTCTATGATGCTGGATTGGTTCTGGGGTGATGATAAAGATGAGGATGGTGTGAAGAAATACGACAAGTTCTCTTCCTTCCTGAGAAGAGGCTACCTGATGATTCCTATTCCGGGAACTGGCAACACCGTTTCCTTGCCTAACCCACACGGTTTTGGTGCTTTCTATGCAATAGGAAATATTGCTTATGAGATGGCCACAGGCAGAAAGTCAGCTACCGTAGGAGCTATGGAAACATTTGACTCTTTTACTAATAGCATGATGCCAATTGACCTGGGGGCTGCTTTTGCAGGAGGAAAAGGACAACCATCACTAAGGCCGTTTGTGCCTACTTTTGCTGTGCCGTTGATGGATATTGCCAGAAACGAAGATTTTGCCGGAAGAGCTATTTACAGAGAGCCTTATGTGAAAGACCAGAATATTGCTGACAGTAAACTTTATTTTGGCAGAGTAAATACAGTCATAAAAGGGCTTACAGACCAAATATTTAAACTTGGTGGCGGTGATCCTGAGCTTGGTATCAGACAAAGGATTACCAAAGAGGGCGAGATTAAAGAAATCAAACAGGTATTTGATTGGAACCCTGCTAAGATTGAGCATATACTGGAATATTACCTCTCAGGAAAAGGCCAGTTCTACAACAAGCTATATAAATCAACTATTCAGACTGTTATAGAGGGGCAAAAGAGAGCCGTTGAAGAAGGATTAAAGGGGAATGAGGTAGTTAAGCAGACCTTTAAAGACTTGATCACTCAGCATCCGGGAGATGTGCCTATTGTGAACAGATTCCTCAGAGTGGGTCATGGAGATCCTATCAGGGATGAGTACTACAAAAAACGTAAGTCGCTTGGAACATATCTGGAGTTATCCAAGAAATTTGAAGGCATACAGGATTTTGACAAAGTAAACTTGTTATATGGATCAGAAAAGATGCCTGAAGCAATGATGTTTGGCCTTTATGACAAGCAGATAAGCGGTCTTAATGAAATGTTATACCAGGATATTCCTCAGTCAGCAAAAGACAGGATAAAGAAACAGATCAGGGATATTCAGAAAAAAGCTATTAATTTTAAAGAAAAATGACATGATTCTCTCAACTAATTTTAACCTAAAATCCTTTGACAAGGATGTCATTGTCTCCGGGAAGAAAAAACAGCAGGTGAAATCTCATCTGGATGACGAAGACCGTGACGATAATATTAAGTTATTAGAGGATTGTGCTAATTACTGGTTCAGTCTTCTTGACTTTCGTGACAGAAGAAAGAAAAGCCGCAAATATCTTCGTGGTGATCAGTGGCATGAATTAATGACGGATCCCGATGATCCTACTTCTACTATCACAGAAGAAGAATATATTGAGAATCAGGGCAAAGTGCCGTTAAAGCAGAATATCACCCGCCAGCTGGAGAAAAACCTTGTTGGCCAATTCAGGGCTAATCCTTTTGATAGTATTATTATTGCCAGAGACAGAGAGGAAGCAAAGATCTCTGAGATGGTAACTATTGCCATGAAGTCTATTAAGTCTATCAACAAAGCCAAAGAGCTTGATGTCAGAAACTTTGAAGAAATTGTTCTCTCTGGTATGCCTATTGGAAAAACTACCTTCAGATATTGGGATAACAAAAATCGTGAGGATGTGTTTATGGAGAATATTAATCCTAACAGAATATTTTTCAACACTGATGTTTCGGACGTAAGAATGCTGGACCTGAATCTTATAGGTGAGATTCTTGATGTTAACCTGGGAGACGTAATTGCTTCCTTTGCCAAAACCAAGGCTGATGAAGAAGTTATTCGTGGATGGTATGTTGATCAGGATATCGATAGTATCGTTATTCCCGAAGGGCTTAGTGCAGACCGTATTGATTTCACTGACTTCTATATTTCTGTTGATGTTCATAAATGCAGAGTTATTGAGGTATGGAGAAAATATCATGAATGGAGGCTTTATGTTCATGATCCGCTAGATGCCAGCTATGAAATTGTTCCTATGGCCATGAAAGACGAGCTGAATAAGGCTAACGAGAGCCGTATGCAGATGGCACAGGAAAACGGTATAGAGGATCCAGAAAGTTATTTGATGCAGATAGAAGAGAAATATGAGCCTTATTGGATGGTAAAATATCTTACCCCGACAGGCGAAACCCTTTATTCCGGAGAAACGCCTTATGATCACGAAGAGCACCCATATACAATTCAGCCTTATCCAATGCTTGACAATGAGGTATGGGGACTTATTGAGGATGTTATTGACCAGCAGAGATATATTAACCGTCTTATTACCCTCATGGACTTTATGATGGGATCAGCAGCCAAAGGAGTGCTTCTTATTCCAGACGGATCTATTCCTGATGACATGACACCTGATGATGTGGCTTCCGAATGGAGTAAGTTTAATGGAGTGCTGAGACTAAAGATGAAGGCCGGTGTGCCTGTTCCTCAACAGATACATGCTAACATGGCAAATATTGGAGCTAAAGACATGCTTGCATTACAGCTAAAGTTTATGCAGGAAATATTTGGATCTTCACCAGCTATACAAGGACAACAGGCAGCCAGTGGAACACCATCGTCACTGTATGCTCAGGAGGCACAAAACGCCACTCTTAACTCAAAAGATATAATGGATCACTTTGCCTGGTATATTGAGAACCGGGACCAGAAAGTATTAAAGCTGATGCTGCAGTACTATACCGAAGAAAGGTATATTAATATCGCAGGGACTTCTTATTCTGACGAAGCAAAGATTTTCAAACCTGACCTGGTAAAAGATGTGGATATTGACTTAGAGGTAACACAGGGTGTTGATACTCCTATCTACCGACAGATGATTGATGACCTGTTATTCAAGATGCTTGAGAGTAATTTTGTCGATGTAGATACTTTCTTAGAAAACACCTCTCTTCCTTTTGCCGACAAGGTATTGGAATCTATTAAGTCCAAGAGACAGCAGATGCAGGAAGGGATGGCTCCCGGAGCAGAGTTGCCACCAGAACTCCAGGGACAGGACCAGTTATCGCCACAGACCCAACAAGTATTTGACCAGCTTATGAACAAGGCCAAGAACGGTGAACAATTCGATAACGTTGTTAACAACTAGCTATTGGTGATGAAGCTATTAAGATATATCTTTACAGAGCTTTGATGTTAGTATTAACATTACGAGGGTAGTGCCTCACAAGAAAAAGTCCCATGTTGTATATATGGGACTTTTTTGCTTCTACGGAAGTGTTTGTCGTTAAACTGTTACGACAAACTTTTCTTTCTTAGTTCAAGCGTCTGGTTATTGACACTAATAATCTTTTGACGATATTCTATATCTGATCTCTCTGCCTCAGCAGCCACACCAGTAAGCCTATACCATTCCTTCATAACAAAATGAACAATAGCTTCTTTGGAAAAGATATCCAATAGATCAATGGCATTATCGTTACCAGCACCATAATCATTCAGATACCAGCCAGAGGATTCTCCAATAGATCCACCTTTGTCTGTATTCACAAATACGGAGTTCTTTACGGCATCAGTGAGCTTTAGCAGCTCGGCAAATACATTCCGAACAGCGTAATCAAGGAATAAAAGAAAGGCATCTTCCTCGTTCTCGCTCATGGCATAATCGTCTAACTGAGACTTTCCATCCTCAGATTTGATGGTTTTGGCTCTGTAAGTGGTTCTTAGAATCACTTCATTTTTCAATGCTTCAGTTCCAAAATAGAAGAGGAGCCTATCTTCGTCCGAACTGGATACTACGCTTAAATGTGACATAATATTTGGGTATTAAAATTTCAACTAAATCCCGTGTTGTGTGGTATTTTTGCGGATTGGGTAGCCTGTTCCATAGAGTTACGAGTCCGGGCCTTCCAATCTTCGTATTTCATATGCCATTCCTGGGCAATCTCAGGTAATCCTACCATGCGATACCATTCCCGGAGCATCCCTGCCACAAGTGCCTCTTCAGCATAGCGCAGGGCAACCCCTTCCATGTTATCATCAAAATATAGTGGTGGATCAAAAGTAAAAGCTATTACTTTGTTTGTTATCTCGTCAATATTAACATCTTCCTGAAATCCATCTTCAACACCTTGGCCGTATGCACCAAAACATTCTTTATATACTTCGGCAGCAATAACAGGACGGAAGAGGTTGTATTCAGCCCTTTCGCCATCTGTCATGGAATAGTCATTAAGTAATTCCCGGCCATCATTCTGCTTGATAGTCTTAGCTCTTCTGGTGGTTCTGACAATAAGAATATTCAAAAGAGTCTCTATGTCAAAATAAAACATAGTGAATTCGCTGGTTGTTGTCGTTGAGGCTGCCATGAGATTATCTTTTTATAAATTTTAACAGTTTTGGAAACCAGACAACAGAATATCTTATAATCTGCCCGGAAACATATCCAATATTTTTGGCATTTCTCCTTAGCCATGCTTTGCCGTAAGCAATAAACAGCTTGTTAACCCCAGAAATCAAGATCTCCTTCTTCCCAGGGTCAACATCTGCCTGTTCGATCAGCAGGAGAATACTTGTATGTAGCTCCTTCCGTAACATTACGCTAATTTTTTAGCTTTTTTGATTGTTGCAAGAGAAATAACGATCTTAACAACTTCTTCAACAATCATTTCTGCAACATCATTTTTAAGGTCAAATTCATCAATGAACCATTGCTTCAGAACTTTTGCTTCGGATTCGTCAACATCAGTGATTTCCTCCTTAATTCTTGGAATAGCCTTTATTAAGCCTGGCACCTGACCAAGCAAAGGTACTGATCCAATAATTTCACCAGCAGTAATCTTACTACCTTGCGCACTATCAGGGGATGTTACTTCCTCGCCTCTTTCAACAAGATCAATAACGAATTTACCGATAGTTTTTAAATGATCTATTCCATACATAATAAATATAATTTAGTCCGGACGAATCCGGCTGTTAAACTCGGTCATAAAGTTAGTTAATTCATGAGGAAATAACGAATTTAATGCTTTAACGTCTTTGGGGAAACAAGAACCGGAATATCCGGGCTTCCCGTCTGCGGCAACCTGTGAGAATTCACTATACAACCCCTCACGTAATATCTTGTAGGCTCTGGCGAATTTTCGGTGATCTCCTGTCAGTTCAGAAATATAGTTCCAAAAAAGTACCTTATACGCATTATAGACATTATGAGTGTATTTGATCATCGATGCCTCTGAGTGAGTACAAAACTCGTATTTCTCAATATTTACATCAAAATTGTCTTCATAAACTCTTTTTAGTTCCAGGCAGTCTCTCATAAACCCGCCCAGGATACACAGCTTTTGATTTTGAAAATCATCGGCTGCACTGTTTTGATTCAGGAACTCAGGATTCACCACCACATGAGCAGTGCTTTTGGTCATTCCACCCGGAGAAAGCAGTCCGGGAAGCACAGTGCTCTTAATAACAATAAGTTTTGCTTTCATGATCAGTGTCGCCCTGTTAAAAGCATCTGTGACCTGACTTAGGTCCTGAGATCCGTCTTTGTTGGCAGGAGTGCCTACGCAGATAAAAGCTATATCCACCTCTTCCTCGCACTCATATCCCTTACCGGGATCGTGAATAAATACTTTTACCCCTGTCTTGATTCCAGAATGGACAGCCTGTCCGACAAATCCATATCCAATAATTCCAATTCTATCCATTACTCCCCCTTTCTACAACATCAAGCCTCCTGTCATGTTCTCTTAGCCTGGTGTCCTGTTCTCCTTGTTTTTTATTTAGTCCCTTCAAATCCTTTGCGTGGCTATCAAGCCTTTTTGTAACATGAGTCGTTGTCGCAGCACAATTACTAACGAAGTTCTTGTAATTGGCATTGGCAACCTCACTAGAGGTGAGTAATTTATTAAAAGCCTTGGTCTGTTCTTTTTGGATCAAAGTATTTTTCTCCTGCGCCAAGGTGTTTTTCTCTTGGAGCTTTCCTGTTTTAGAGATAGTATTATTGACTATCAAAAGGATTAGCGCAAATACGGCTGCTAGTAAAGAGCTGACGATTGCTGTTGTGGTTGTCGGTTCCATGTCGAAAATTGTTTTTAATCATTAATAATTGGTTTAACACATCATCTCTCTCACCTTTAGTTACTTTGCGTAGTTCCTATTTCTTTCATTTTGGATCGTATTCTAAATGAATGTGATCTTTCTCTAATACAATATCATAATTCTTATCAATCTCTTTTTTTATTGTTTCAACTAACTGTTTAGTTTGCTTCTTCGTGTAATGCCAAATACGGATATCAACAGCATCTCCTTTTGGATGTTTACTATTTTCAGAATGAAGTCCTTCAATACCACAAGTTATAACAATACCTATTCCAAATAACCCCAAGCTCAAATCATGTACAAGTTCATACCCCACACGAATCCATGCACTCAATTCTACTTTATGCCATTCGTCATTGTAGAACACTTCCCCTTTACGGACAACACCGTCTTTCCATTGAACATCCATCTTATTTATCTATTTCCGTTACCAAATCTTCAGCCTCTTGTTTCAATTCAAATAACTTTTTATCGAATCCCTGACTGCCCGGCGGAATTGTCGTTCTAGTTTATACTTTTCAATTTCAACATTCAACTGATCTCGTTTCTGTTCAAGTCCTTCACGAAATGTCTCTGAGTAGCTTGTGTCTTTTATCTGCACAATGTAATCCATTTTAGTCTGCCTCCAGGATTTGATCTGCTCTGTTAATGCCCTGATATTGTTAGGCAAAGCCTTGTAAGTTACCTGTCTTTGCGCCGTATCAGGCACGTAGCTAATCAATCTGAAATACGCCTCGTTTGTTTCACTTACCGAATCCACCCGAATGTCAAATACTACTTGATTTTGAGCAAATGCTCCGAGTGATAAAAAAATTGCTGTTAAAATTGTTAGTGTTTTTTTCATGGTTAAAATATTTAATTTGTGCTAAGTTATTAGTTTTTTCATAATGGTTGAATTATAAATGTTGTTTTTGTATCAGTAGCAGTAGGAGCAGGAGTAGTAGTGTAGTTGATAATTAATTGAGGTGGATTTTTATACAATTCACCCGTTCCCCAAGTATAACCTCCACTTACATACGTCCATGTAGTCCCCACGTTATTATCAGGAGCACCAGCAGTAGTAAAATCAGCCCCACCGCTATTATCCGTAATCATATAAAAAGCCCCAACAATAAGTGCACCTGATGTTACCATTTCGTTTATCGCAAATTCCAGCTCATAATAAACTGATGTGCCAGGTTCTACATCTAAATAGTCATGTTCGTATTCTCCCACTCCATAACTTACCATATTAGAATACTGCTCAGATTGAGTGTACACCGTCCCAAGAGAGAAAGTGTTATACCCTGAAGCCGTTGTTAAGCTGTGAGTTATTTTCTCAAATGGAGGATAAGCTAATACCGACTTTGCCCCGACTATGCGTATATAATCCTGGTAAGTATCCACTCCTGCAAAAGTATAAGGAGCAGCATAGATAGTAGTCCCAACATTTGAACTGGCACTATTAGAATACAGTCGCAAGCTGATAGAAGTGATTATAATATCCCCAAGCGCATGAACAGCGTTTGTATTAAACAATACTCCGAATCTTTTAATGGTGGTTGAAACAGCATAACTCTGCACATATAAGTCTGCCGTTGTTGGGTCTTTACTGTAAAAAGAAACTCCACCAAAATTATTTCTGACATAATCCCAGCGTCCACCCCCAATAAGAGGAAGTGAGTATTTCCCGGTTTGACAACTTTTGCCTACCCCCGTGAGAGTGATAGATTGAGCTGCACACGTTATTGACATAATCAATAGACTCAAAACAAATAATATTTTTCTAACTTTTATCATAACTTAAAATCTATTGTTACATGAAGACCTAAAACATTTGTGCCTGTGGCGTCTATATCAACCCGTAAATAATCTCCACCATTAACAACTCTAGTTCCCGCATTTGTGCTTGTAGAAGATGCGTAATATTGCCCAGGTGTGCATATTGCTTTTGCACTCAAAACATCTCCCCACGAAGGCGCACCGGAACTTTGAGAATTAGCTATTTGCACTTCTACATTCCCACTCGTACTAGCACTAAACAAACGAATACTGACTCTATGAACATGCCAGCCGTCTAAGCCATATGGGATAGCTATATACGCTTTATCAGTTCCCAGGGGAGCAGCTGCTATATCAACCACCTCTACCGATAGCGACCTTTCACCTAAATCAAGATCGTCTCTTGCTTGTGAATAAGATCGTCCCTCTAACCCCGTTGATGTGAATTTTGCATACTCATTATCAGCCGGAGTGTTTTCGGCTTTCATTACATTAGTATTGGCAATGCCGAATGTTAAGGCATCTTGTTTGGTATTTAGTCCAGATGTAGTCCAACTCTGCGTTGCCACTCTGCTTCCACCATCATAGACCTGTGTTCCATAAAGCCTTGTTCCATACAAATACCCATCATAATTAAGCCTATTCGTGCTTGTTGGGGTTGTTGCGCCATTATAAAAAGTACCTGCTATCCGTCCGCTATAAGGCTCGTATTTAAGAGTGCTGGTGTTCCAATTTAAAACATCGTCCTGAATAGAAGTGGCTCCAAGTTTGTTGTTAAAAATGTCCCAATCAGTGTCATTCAAGGCTCCTGTTGTTGAGGTAGATGAAAGAGCAAGGCTTAGTTGTTGAGTAGAAAGCGATAGTCCGTTTGCTGTTCCAATGGTAACAGGATTATGTATTGCTGCGTTCCATGCTGCTGCGGAAGCAATATAAGCATCTGCTATCTGCGTAGATTGCCATGTGCCTATATTGATAGTTCCAAGCGTTGTGATGCTGACAGACCCAGCCAATAGAGAAAAGATACTTGAAAGGCTAGTGCCATTTACCGTTGGCATATTTGTTACCTCTAAATCGGCAAACCACCCCTTTATTAACCTCGATCCTGTCAATCCCAATGAGCCAGTCATTGTTATATCATTTCCGCCTAATGCCAGATTACCGCCTCCCAATGTTAATAAATTTGCAGAATGAGTTAACGTAATGTCTGGAGTTGATGGAGCCGTGTTCCAGGTAATTACACTTTCATTTCCAAGGAATAAATCTGACCAAGCAATTGCAGTAGTTCCCAAAGCATCGGTGTTGTCTATATCTGAAACTAATGTTGTATTAATTGCCACGCTCGAAAGATTATCAAGTGCTTTTGTCGATGCGTCGATTTCGTCTAGTACCTCTAATGCTGTCCTGCCCTCTAATCCATTCGCCGTAAACCTGCCAAACTCACCATCATTAACTGTTCCGTCAATTTCCACAATATCGTCATCAGCTATACCCACCGAGGCTGCAGAAATAGCCGTGCCATTTCCTTCGAGTAATCCGGTTATTGAAGTTGTTAATGTGATTACGGGTGTAGTTGTTGAAGTGGCAACTGTCCCTGCAAAACCGTTAGCCGTTGCGACTGCAACACTTTTAACCGTTCCTGTGCCAGTTGGTTCATTTTGCCATATTGCACCATTGCAAATTGCCTTATCCCCAATAACAAAAGCAATTCCCCCCGCCCCGAAATCAGTTGTACCAGCCACTACACATACATAATACCATCCCGCATCACCCACCCCATCTGCTAATTCTGGAGTATTAGTATTGGCATTCCAAGTGCCTTTAAAAACCTGATCTGCGGTTGGAGCTACGAATGATAAAACGTTTTTTCCGTCTGTCGATATAAGATCACCGGCATTTCCATCAGCGCCGGGCCATTGATAATCTACTCCGTTGATATTTAGATTACTTCCAACAACCGTTAAGTCATCCCCTATTTCCAAATCCCCCGCAATAGTATTAGAAGTCCCATCAACATCAAGATCACCAACAACATTAAATGTTCCATCAGACAGGGTTTTCCATAATACAGTGGTGGCGTTTTCAGCATCATTCCAGACCCTTAACTGGAATCCCTCATTTGTTACTCCTACGTTTCTAAGTTCATATATCCTTTTATCAGCCGTGCCTCCTGTTTTTCTGAATCTAATCGCTGGATCGGTGCTTTCAACTTCAATAGCTGCATTTTTTGCAGTTGTTGACTTGGTAAATTTGTTAATATTTGAGAATGATTGGATTTGATCTAAATAAGCTACATTGGATAATATCCCTGCTGTATTAATATTACTGCCCCCTATTAAATAGCCCGCATCAGTATCAAGCAACCCTGACGCATCTAATACCATTCTTTCAACTTCGTCAACCCACCATTGATGTTCTGAACCCCCAACTTCCTTATTTAAATCCGCATCATATCTTAATATTCCACCGTTGCCTGTCACTACCTGATCTGTTCCGTCATCTGAATCGGTTAATGTTAACGATGGTGAAGATGTTAAACTTGTAAATCCCCCTGTTATTTTAAAGTCACCATTTGGATATGCACCAAATAATTCAACTGTTACATCTTCAGCATCATTCCATTTTCTTACTTGAAAGTAATTTGTGTTTCTAATTTCATAAATACGCTCATTAGCCGTGCCTCCTGTCCTTCTGAATCTAATCGCTGGATCGGTGCTTTCAACTTCAATAGCTGCATTTTTTGCAGTTGTAACAAAAGTTAAGTTTATATTCCCACTGGCAAAAGTTAATGTATTAGCCGAATGAGTCAAAATAACATCCCCATTATCCCAATTTATTACACCTCCCGAAGCCAGAAATAAGTCGCTCCACATTTTTGAGCCTGATCCTAAAGCCCCTCCGTCACTCGCACCTAAAAGCAAACTGGTATTTATTGCCACACTCGAAAGGTTATCAAGTGCTTTTGTAGCCGCACCTATGTCACTTAATACCTCTGCTGCTGTTCTGAATTTCACCAATCCTGCATCTTCAGTCAAAAAATCCCCGGCTCCATTTGCTATTGAGCTAATGGTTAATGTATTTGCAAGAGTAGCCGCGCTGGTTGTAGCACTAAAGGATAGAGCTGTAACATCTACTGTAGCATTGAAAGTGTGAAATTCTAATGCTGTATTATTATTATCGGTAGAAATACCTACAATATATGGAGAATCCGTCAAGTCATTTTTAAAATATAATTTATTCACTCCTGTAATCCTTACGTCCTGAGCAAATAACCAATCTTGATCCGCTTCAATTGTAGCTGATAAAATATTGTTAGTCGCAAAACCTATTGTATTTGATCCAATTAAGTACATTCCGTTGCTTGCCCAGCCAATGGCCGGGATTGAAGGTATGCCATTATTTGATGCTCGAAGCCATCCACCTGAAATTGTGTCGGTTGCCGTTATATCAACAAAACCCCCCAAGTCGTTTCCTATCCAACTAGCCGTACCGTCTGTGAGTGAGACCAATCCAGTTTGTTCTCCTGCCGTAGTAGACCAAGTCCCATCTGTTAAGGTTGCAGCTGTTAATGAAAACGCACCTAAGTCAACATCCCTATTCGCACCTTCATATGGAACCCTGTTTGAGCTATCTGCTATAAGGTTTGTAATATCCCCCAAATTTGCATATATCAGCCCGTTGTGAATATCTAATGAATCTAAAACAGCATAATGTTTAACTGAATAATCTGAAAGACTATCGTAAACTGAAACAGTCAGGGTATCCAACATGGTATGAGTAACAATAATATCTACCGTATCAGTCCATGCAATATAATTATCAAGTGAATCACTCAACTGAGTAGGCGTAACGAAATCCGTTAATGAATCTGACCGAAGCATATATTGTGGATGGTCATCGTCAGATAGCCCCGATAAGTCTCCATGATTTGGTACTGCTGAGTGTGGAAACAGTTTAGCATAAGCACTTTCAATAGCATAAAAACTACTCTCATTTTTACCAATGATAATCTTTGCCGCTGGAAATGCAAAGTCACCTATAATAGCAGGAAGAACAGGGGGTTGGACTGCAATTTCTGCTTCAGTTAATGAGTAACTATCCCACCCATATACAATCAAAACATGACCGTCATTATCTCCATAAACCCAATGAATACCATATTTATTATTTCCTAATATTTCTAATCCTGAAGTCGTATCGTTATAATAAAGATTATCTATTTGAGTTTCGTTTTTTAATTCAATCCAATCTGGATTATCATAATAATAATAAGTAAAATAATCGCCTGTCTCAGTATTAATCCCTGTTGTGGTTATTTTAGTTAATCCTGCACGAAGTATCCCGTTTGTCGTAGTTATATTCCTTGTACCTGTTTCACCAACTTCAATTCCACTCGCCCGAACCACCTCGCCAAATACCTCTGTCAAATATCCGAGAGTATTTTTAGGTGTTTCTGCAATTAACATTCCTGCCGTCACACAATGACATTCAGCACTATCTCGAAACACTTTACCAAGCAAGATTTTATCCCGATTATTCCCGACTGATTTTGTAGTAGTTGCTTTTATAATCGGCGTACCACCATCATAATCGACATAGATATAGTTAACTGTTTGATCGACCAATTCAATACTATTATCAGCATCCCAGTCGAAGGAATAATTGGTTGCCGTTGCCGAATTACTCGCTCGAATAAAGCCCGTACCTGATGTAACCGCAACAGTACTATCTCCATTATTTGAAATCACTCCGCCCGAAATCTTACCTGATGACTGAGTTATGTTTATGAATTGCTGTAAATTATCATAGGTAGCATCGTTTAGTTTAGCGATATTAACACTATCGGCAACTGTTGCGTTAGGGGAATGAGCATCAAGTGAATCGCTTAACTGTGTTGGAGTAGCAAAAACAACTGTTGAGTCAGAGGGTAAAATGTATCTTCCATCAAAACCAGTGCTATCCACTACCACACCCTGATTATACCCACGTAAATATCCGTCTGACACAGAAAATCTTATGCTGTCATACCCATAATTAGCCGCAATAGAATCTTCTAGTTGCTGTACGTTAACAGCATCAGTAGAATCCAGACCAGCCATTAGCTGCTTTATCCGAAAACTACTCATATTCATGCTATCAGCCAGAAAAGCACTGTCCTTATACATGATCTTGTCATATACATAAACTATCTCAGCATCCACATCCTGAGCGAAAAGATTTGGCAGAGTGAAGATCCAGAGTGATAATATGAATAGTAGTTTTCTCATTACTTGTATTTCTGTGCTGTAATGTAAACATTAGCGTTCCCGGTAATAGTCACATGGATTGTTGTATAGGCATTGATAGGAGGAGCTACTACCATAGAGTAACTTCTTCTGTTAGTAGTACTAGCCTCTTTTAGTCTTAGGATCTCATATCCTCCCAGGGTCCACCCTACTTTTACTGTGGTAGGATTTCCGTCTGATGAAGCTATTGTGACACCATTTACCTGATAATCGGAATCAAAAGGAATAGTCCTGGCTCCCGAAAGACCTTCGATAGTAAAATATAGTGAAGGAGATTTTACCCACTTTCGGGTTTTGTTTATCTGAGAGCTTAAAATATATTCATTCCCATCCGGTGCCCCAAGATCCAGTTCATACAGCGCAACAAGATCCAATATATCCTGCCATGATACGCTTGTGACCTGGACAGCCCCGGTAAGCACTTCTATTTGAATATAATCATCAGGCTCGTTTATTGTGACCAGACCAACAGCATCATCAATAGTAACGGTAACAAGGAAATCATCATCAATAGGAGTAACAGAGATATTTCCTATCCCGTCCGAATCTTCTTCTACATTTATCTGGGTATCTTCACTGGCATCTTCTGCGAAAACTAAAGGACTAGCCTCACCCTCAACCGTTATAGATGGTTGAGCACCTTCTGTTACTGATATAAGGCCAATTAATGCCATTTGTGAGAGTTCTCATTTATATTTCCTTCACATACGCCAAAACTCCTTTGTTTGGAGAAACAGAATACCCTCCATCAAAATCTGCATCCACCTGAAAAGTTTTTGTGTATATCTCCAGTTCTCCAACTTCCATTACTTCCGTAACATCAACATCAACAACCACCTGAAACTTATCGTCAACAATAGTAGCCAGAATAAAACCATCGGCTGTCTGATCAACTTTGGAATATTTGGCGTACAATTCTCCTGTTTTGCCATTCCTTAGATAAATCTCTGCATTATAAACATCACCAGCCTTAATCTGTACATCAGATGAATCTTTTAGCTCCAGGAGGAGTTTTTTTGTTGTGCCTTTGTATATGATAAGTGCCATGACTACCTGTTTTTAAGTTGAATCCATTGAATAACTCTTTGCTTTGCTCTTACGGCAGCTTCAATATCCTCAGAATATATCTCAAGAGTCTTTGCGGCTGTTAGCCATGCCAAAGAATCAACAAGGTCTGCCTGAAGGTCTTCTGCAACCACTTCGGCCACATAATAAAGGTATTCTACTTCATGATCGTTTCCCGAAACAGAGTAGTAATAAAGCCTTTGTTCTTCGCCGGCACGTTTTAATACACCAACAGGCTTTGATACGCCACCCCTGGTATATTGGTTTGTTTGCTGAATATAGTTAGGGTGTACTTCGCTGATAGGAATTAATACTGGTCTTTCCCATGTAGTCATTTTAAAAGAGGAAAGGCGAAGAAAGTCAGCAGGCAGGATCACATAACCCAGATTACTATCAATAGCATATACGTTACCCATACTGCCACTGATATCTGTGTTTAATGTACTTGTCTCAATAAGATGGATCGGGAGCATTAGAAGAAGCTCAATTACCGTCTCGTCAAGAATAACATCAATTGTAGGATCTTCTATTACCTGACCTTGGAGATCCGCAGCTATCTCAGCTATCTTGATTTTTACCTGCTTAATAATCCTAAGCCTTTCCATGACTCAAATTTTTAAGGGTTCCAGTTGGGGAATTCAATATTATACTGCTTACTTACCTCAAGTATAACAGTATTATTAGTCAGCTTACCAGCCTTAATCCAGGGCAGGTTCTTTGTTAGCCACTGTCTTGCTCTGACACCACTGGTGACATCAGACAATCCTTCTGCAGGAACAGTAAAACCGTTTGGAAGAGCATTTTCTTTTACAGGCTCATCTACCGCTTTGATAGTCTCATGACCATCAAAAGACGGATTTCCGGTTGGCTTATTAAGAACAATAACTTCCTCGGATGGCTCTTGTTGGTGTACACCGTGAAAATGAGTCTTGCCCATCATAGTTGCAGTTGTGGCCGGAGCTCCTTCTACAATATTAGTGGGTCTGACAATTGGCATTTGCCTCATAAAGACATACATCTTGTTGTAATTCTTACTTGTCTCAATTGCTTCCTGCAATAGTGGGTCACTGGTAACAAATCGTCCCGGTAAAAAGTTAGGGTTTAGTCTTCCTTTGCTAAAAGGAATTTGAACACTGATCTTCTCGCCATCTTTGTCAACGTAACTAAAGTTGAACGATCCTTTTGTAAACGGCTTCTTAGTTCCGTACATTTTTCTAATTGCTTCCATAATCTTCCTATGTGTTTATAAAAATTGTTTCTGAATAATAAATATATGCTCTTTCTTTTGAATTAAGGCAAGCCACCCCTAATTAAAGAGGCGACTCGCCTTTGATCTCCGTTTAAGATCAGGAAGAAGGAGCAATTATGCCGGTGCTATAATAGCATGAGTATCAGGATAGCGAGTGGCAACACCCATAGCCTCAGAGATGAGGTAGGCATTGACATTCTTAATACCTGAAGATTTAAAGTCAAGTTTTTCAGTAGCCATTGGCTTAAACTGGAACTTCTCAATATTGTTCATATCTAACACAAGGGCTTTCTCATCATACCCGGTAGACACAAATAATTTATGAAGTTTAACATAGAGCACTCCGAAGTTAGATACAATCTTGTTGAATTTAACACCATAAATAACTTCTTCCTGGCGATTGTCAATTTGACGCTGGAAGGAAGGAATGTTATTTAGTCGCTCCATAAGAGTTTCGCCAACAAACATATACCTGCTCTCAGAGCCCACGTTGTCATTGAAGATGTTCTTCATCCATGAGTTCCAGGATTGGGTCCAGGCAAGAGATGTGGTCTGGGTAGAGTCATAGGTAAGCGCATTACTGATCTCTCTGGATACACCACCAGTAAGATAATGCTCTTCTGAGTCAACAGGGTTGTTGATCAAACCCTTTACTCCAAAGAGTGCCGATAATTCCATACCTCTGCGCATATCATATATAGAAGCCAATTGAGCATCAGAGATACCCCACTGGATTTCTTTTTTATGCAGCTTATTATAAACAGACTCTTCAACTTGTGCCATAAAGATCTGGTTGTAGTTGTAGGTCTTGGTAGGATAGATATAGTAAGGATCAGTCTTGGCATCCAATTCACTCTTGGAATTACCCATCCTTACCAGCTCTTGGCCAGCAGACATATTTGGTGCAATATCGTTACTGTCATTCAGCAGTAATACATCAATAGTAGCAGTTCCTTTAGCTGTAACTAATCCAACAAGATCACCACCATCATCACCATCAATATCAATGAACATGATAGTATCATCAACACTCCAAATGTGTATAGAGGACACAGTGAAAGTATGTACGTTGTTGGTAGGTTCATAAGTTCCTGATCCGGACGAATCAAAGTCAGCAGCCAAAGTATCTTCAATACCTCTGATATCGGCAGCATAGTACTCATATTTCCAAGAAGGAGCCTTTATCACCTTACCCAAATTCCGAATCATGGTATCCATCGGTGTCGAGTCAGGTTTCATTAGGGTTATCTTCTTGGATATCGTCTCGTCAAGAAGTTCAGAGGATGCTACTTTGGTTGTCTTTGTAGTTGCAGGCGCACCTTCAACTATCGCAGCAGAACCAGCAGCAGCAAGAGCAATACCTCCAGGAGCAGCCAGAAGCGATCCCAGGGTAATTACGTTAGTGAAAAGCATTACACCTGTTAGTATAAAACCAATCACGAACAAGGTTCTCAAAATCTTAAATTGTGTTTTCATGATATGTATTTGCTAAGTAAAAAAATATTAAAAATTGTCGTTCCCATTGAATCTATCCATAGCTCCTTCAAACCATCCTTTGGGTTTCTGTTTTTCTCCGGTGCCAGTTTCGCCACCAGAGGCAGGATGAGGTAATCCATCACCCTTTTTAGTAGCTTTTTTCTTCGCCACAATTTTTTGATTACGTCCCTTCTTTATTCCTGACTCAGTGGCTTTACCCACGGCCTTCTTATAATCAAGCCCCTTTTTAATGATATTCAGGAATTCTATTGTGATCTTTCCCTGTGCCAAATCACCTAGCATTGGGTCAATTATCTCAACCATATTCTTAACATCGTCCTGGGAATACTCGTTTTCAGTAGCAAACTGAGTAAAGACTTTTGTTGACTGAGCTTGGTTTTCTCTGACAGTAACCACATTAGCAGCTCTGTCATCAGCTCTTTTCTTAAAGTCAGCCTTAGCCTTATCCCACTTCTCTCTGTTCGGATCTCCTTCAGCCGGAGTCAGGTCTTCGATATTGATATTCCTGGCCACAGCTTCGGGTAGACCAGCTCCATCAACAAGATCCCTCATCAGTCCACGAACCTCATTATTGTTATTAAAGATATCAACAATAGCCTGATTAGATTTATTCAGCCCGCTAATCTCCGTCTCAAGCTCACCGATATAAGTGACGGCAGCTTCTTCGTAGTCCAGTTCACCCTCCACTTCTCTGTCAGCATAAACCTCTTGTATTTTTTCGAGTAACGGGGATGCTGGCTCTTTTTCTTCAGTAGTCTCTTCGGTTTTTTCCTCGGTGTCCTCAATAACTTCTTCAGTTACCTCCTCGACAACCTCCTCGACAACCTCCTCGGTTACTTCTTCTACCACTTCTTCCTCAGTAGTTTGCTCCTCCTGAGTTTCTTCAGTAGTCTCTTCAGCAGCATCGGTTTGTGCTTCCACAACTTCTTCTGCTAATTCTTCTTGAATAATCTCTTCTTGTGACATAATACTTCTTTTCTAAACGGATTAATATTTGACCTCAAAGGAGGCCCCTGATCTTATTAGCTAAAAAATGAAATATTTATCAATATCATCAGGTTAATAACCCCTAAAAACTGTTTATTAAGCGTAATTTTTCCTACTTTTATAGGCATAAATACCTTTGATATGACTGAAATAAAGAAAATCAGGGTTAATAATGCCGATGCAAAGCACCGGGACCTTTACCATAACTATCTCAAAGTCCTAGCCAAATATGGTGACAAAGCCAAGTGTATATCAAGAACACAGCTCGCAATAGAAGCAAACACATTACCAGCAGTAGGTGGATTCTACTATAACGATATGGACCCGGTTCTCAGGATAATAAGAAAAATGACATCTCTTCACAGAGAAGGCAAGTTGCCAGACTTTTATCCAACAAAAACTGAAGCTGTCGAAGGGTGGGGATCAGATAATCCTCCTGGAGATTGGTATGAGTGTATGGGTTGTCATAATCTATATTTTCACCCAGGCTATCTTCCAAACGGAGAAGTGATGTTAAAACCTAGTTTCTGTCAGTACTGTGGATCATTTATAAAGGAGAATGATAAAAAAGGAGAAGATACAGGCAATAATAGCGGAGAACAAGAAGCGTAACCAGGAATTGTTTCATCACTATAACCCACTGACAGGAGAAGGGTCTCCTATTAAGAGGTTTGAATTTGTTATAGACGAGAATTCTACCGTATTCCTTCCGGAAGAAATGCTTTGTGAGTGGATCATTTGGAGAGCATTTGAGCATGGCAGTCTGAAAGGATTTTATGATGAGGTACTATACAAAAAAACAAAGGTCAGGAGATATGAAGAGGTTTATAATGAATATACTAAGCTAAGACTAAAACATGACTTTGAGTTTCATTGCTTCACATGCTCAACTATTAAACACAAGACTGAGGGTATAGAGGTTCCTTTTACGCTAAACTATCCACAACGTAAGACACTGAAAGACCTGGAGGATTTAAGACTGGCAGGCAAGCCTATTAGGGGTATTATTGACAAAGCAAGGCAGTGGGGAGGATCTACCCTGATACAAAACTACCTCTCATGGATACAAACCTATCATAAGGTTGGTTGGAACAGTGCTATTTGTGCCGATGTAGAGAGCCAGGCCAGGAATATCAGGAGCATGTACACCAGGCTGGCTAAGAATTACCCCAGGGAGATAGGGTCTATCACATTCATTCCGTTTGAAGGAGATAGTAAGAACAGATTTATTATTGAACGTCAGTGTATAGTTGGCATAGGATCAATGCAAAAACCTGATAATCTCAGGTCTTATGACTTTTCTATGTTACATTTATCTGAGTGTGGGGTTTGGAAGAAGACCGATGGAAAGAGCCCGGAGGATCTTGCTCAGGCTCTCAGAGCATCTATCCCAACAAAGCCTCTTACTGTGGTAATCTTGGAATCTACTGCAAAAGGAGTAGGTAACTTCTTCCATAAAGAATGGTTGGCAGCAATCAATAAAGAAAGTGGCTACACGCCTATTTTTATCGCTTGGTTTGAGATTGAGATGTATTGGACAAAGATTTCTGATTACTCAGTTTTCATTAGGAAGATGGATAAGAAATGTTGGGAGATGTGGGAGGAAGGAGCTACTCTTGAAGGAATTAAGTGGCACAGAGAATTTCAGAAGCGAGAAAACTATGATGATTGGAGGATGGGTAGTGAGTTTCCCACAACATGGCAGGAATCGTTTCAGTCTACCGGGCGCAGAGCATTCTCACCTCTCTATGTCAGAAAGTCAAGACTCAATAACCGTAAACCAGAATGGATTGGTGAGCTGTATGCTGACTCTGTCAAAGGAAAGGGAGCACTCAGAAATATTAAATTCAATGAATCAGCAGGAGGCAATCTTTATCTATGGGCAAAACCTGACACAACAGAGCTTGTCGCAAACAGATATTGCCTTTTTGGAGACATTGGAGGCAGAAGCCTTGGTGCTGACTATTCTGTGATAACTGTCATGGACAGATATTGGATGATGGAAAGTGGAGCACCTGAAGCTGTGGCCACATGGAGAGGACATTTGGACCAGGATCTCTTTGCATGGAAATTCGTACAGTTAGCCACATGGTTTAATAAAGGGCTGGCAGCAATGGAGGTGAATTCTCTAAAGACTCTCGAAGGAGAAGGAGACCACCACTATACTATTCTGGATGAGATATCAGAACACTATGATAACCTGTTTGCCAGAGAGGATCCTGAGAAGGTAAGAGAGGGCGCACCGCTAAAATGGGGCTTTCATACCAACGTGAAGTCAAAACCTATGATTATTGACTGTTATAATGCAGCTATCAGGGACGACAGCTATATTGAGAATGATGCAAGGGCATGTGATGAGGCAGATACTTATGAAATAAAAGATAATGGCTCCTATGGTGCCGTGGAGGGTTCTTATGATGATATTCTTATCACCAGAGCAGGAGCATCTTGGTTAGCATTAAAATATATGGATCCGGTAAAGGTTCTCAAAGGAGCTTATAAGCCGATGAGTAAGAAGATAGTTGGACCAGCAAGTTTTTAAGATTATGATAAATCTAATACACGGTGATTGTCTCGAGGAAATGAAATTGATTCCAGAAAATACAATTGATGCAATTGTAACTGATCCCCCTTATGGACTATCTTTTATGGGCAAGAAATGGGATTATAAAGTTCCCGGTGTAGAAGTATGGCAGGAATGTTTGAGGATATTGAAACCCGGTGGTTATTTGCTTTCATTTGCCGGAACAAGAACACAACACAGAATGGCAGTAAATATTGAGGATGCAGGTTTTGAGATTAGAGATATGATTGCTTGGGTGTATGGTTCTGGATTTCCTAAGAGTTTGAATATTGGCAAAGCTATCGATAAGTTACAGGGGAATGAAAGAATTATAGACACACATTATGTCGCCCCTGACGGTAAATGGCGAGATTGTAATAACCATAAACCAAATGAAGAAATTAGAAATCCAGAAACAAGCTATGGATATAAAACAAGTGGCTTTCGTCCATTAGATAGGGGTGAATCTGAATGGGAAGGTTGGGGAACTGCTCTAAAACCTGCAATGGAACCTATCACAGTAGCACGTAAACCTTTAAGCGAAAAGACAGTAGTAGAGAATGTATTAAAATGGGGTACTGGTGGTATTAATATTGATGATAGTAGGGTTGAAACTGAAGATAATTTGGATAGGGGAGCTTATTCGGAAAACAAACAAACTAATGGAGAATGGGGAACTATGCACAACTTTGTAGGAAAAGAATTTGAACAACCACAAGGTCGTTTCCCTGCAAACTTTATCCATGATGGATCTGATGAAGTAACAGACCAATTCCCAGATAAAGCCGGAGCATTTTCGCCAGTAAAGGCAGGGCAGAAAGGTTTTGGAGGTGAAATTTATGGTAAATATGCGCAGGCAGGTGATGATGGTGCTACTTTTCATGGCGATGGTTTAGGTAGTGCTGCACGATTCTTTTACTGTGCCAAAGCAAGTAAATCAGAAAGAGGTAAGAATAATAATCACCCAACCGTAAAACCAATATCCCTTATGGAATACCTGGTTAAACTCGTAAGTTGTGAGGGTGCTTTAATTCTTGATCCTTTTGCTGGTAGTGGCACAACTGGAATGGCGTGTGTGAATACTAATCGTAACTTTACAGGTATAGAATTAGACGATAAGTATTTCGAGATAGCCAAAAAGCGCATTGAACAGCATGCACAACAATTAAGAATATACTAATTATGGCACAATCATTTAAGAAAACAGCAACCTTGGAAAAAAAGATATTAGATTGGATCGGGCTCAGTGACGTTCTGGATCTTCGTTGTGGTTCTGGTCAGCTTGGAAAGCTCTGTCTTGAAAAAGGTCTCAGGTATTCAGGGATTGATTATTCCAAGGTAGCTGTTGGTATGGCAGGAAAGATAACAGGCCGTCCAGAGTGTTTTCGTGTGGCCAACATAACATCCTTTAAACGCATTCATCCCAAAGGTGGGGTAATTGTAATGCTTGAACTCTTAGAGCACATCACAGAAGACCTGAAAGTGATTGAGAAGATTTCTCAGGGGTCAGACATAATCTTTTCGGCTCCCAACTATGACCATCAATCACACGTAAGGTTTTTTAAGTCCATCTATTTTGTTCGCAAGAGATATGGTAGTCTGATACATATTGACAGCACTCATACCATAACACTGTCAAAGTCAGGTAAGAAGATATTTTTAATCAAAGGAGTAAGAAAATGATACGAATATTATTAATAATACTGGATGAGCTCGGCATCTTCACAGGAGATGACCGGGTGCTGTGGAAAGAAAAGAAATTGGCCAGGCAACTAAAAAGAGCCAAAAAGGTTGCTGGTGTCGTACATCAGGAGACGAATAAGCGATATTATGTGTTGAAATCAGATTTTAACCTTCCATTCAAGCATGTTGGTCCTTATTATGTTATCAGTAGTAGTGAGATTGGCAGGTGCAGACGCTCAGGAGCCTTGTCTAAGTATATGACTGCCGAATGGTTATTTGAAAACGCTGATTATTTCACACCGTAATCAACTGAATAATAAATCAAATGTCTATAAAAGATTAAAACCGTGAGAATCACTAATTGCAGCGTCCCTGCCACAATCTTCCGTGATCCTTTCATTAAAAAGTTTGGACTAGAACAAAATAGATGGACTTAAAAAACCTTACGTGTGATTGATGGTCATAGTTGGGAGCCGAAAAGATTATGTCTGACCCCTGAGAAATCTTCTCAATCACTTTC